CGTATTTTTTGCATACCCATTTAATGAGAAACTTTCGGCACGTGCCGTTTCACCTACAACAAGTATCATTAACTTAGGGAGGTTCTTTTGTACTTGCTGAACTTGATGAGCATCTTGTCCATATATCACAAGAGGCAGATTTTTCTTCGGAGCCTTCTTATGATAGTAAGACATAAGCGATGAAATACTATTTTGCGGTGAAATCATCCCTTTTAAATCACGATGCTCACGAAATATTGCAGCGAAATCGACATAGTAAGTAAAAAGTAAAACACCGACCACTGCAAATGAAGCTACCAGTGAGAATACTTTCTTCAATAACAACCGTGATGCTTTTTCTTGTTTAAATTTAACTTGAGTAATTAAAAAAATAGGCAAAATAACAAAAAAAACTGTCCATAAAACAAAGCGTAAAGAGATTAGATCGGTAACTTCCGAAACATCGGTCTGCACCATATTTTGAATTTGGTCGGGTGAAATAATGATACCCAATGTGTTTACAAAATAAGAGCTAAAGCCACCAATAAATATCAATAAAATTGCAAAGATTTTGGCAGTCCATTTCCAATTTATTAATTGAAAAATTAAATTATATGCCGCTATTAAAATAACTAATGTCGCCCCTAAGAAAAGAACTGACTTAATACCATTATAAGGTGTAAGTTGATGGATTTTTTTAAAAAAACCTATATTCAGAAATAAACCTAGCCAGATAGATAAAAGCAAATTAAAATTTAATAGTGTAATATTATTACATATCTCTTTGAATTTTAAAAAATTTACTAGCATTTAAAAACCACTAAATATTAAAAACTCGAAATCTTAGCTAGTAAAACTTAAATAGAAATTAAAAAATGAGCTTAGTAACCAATAAGAATACAAAGCTATATTATTAAAAACAAATCTTTAAGCTCATCTTAATTTTAAAAATTTATTGTTTGATAAATTTATCATTTGAGACTCTTAGATGAATAATTCAAGTCATGAAATGAGTGAGTATATAACTAAAGTCCCCCAAGTTACCCTTCTATTCTGGATTACTAAAATCTTCGCAACTACTTTTGGTGAAACTGGCGGAGATAGTTTTTCAATGTCATTGAAACTTGGGTATTTAACTAGTACTTTTATTTTTGCCATAGTTTTTATTATCTTATTGATCTGTCAAATTAAGGCAAAAAGTTATAAACCATATTTATATTGGTTTACCATTATTGCGAGTACAACTGTTGGTACAACATTAGCAGACTTTGTCACTCGATCTTTAGGTATTGGTTATAGTGGAGGAAGTAGCTTACTCCTCGGCTTAGTCATCTTCTCACTATTGGGTTGGTATAAAGTTGAAGGCAGCGTCTCCCCTCATACCGTTAATAAACCTAAATCAGAAGTCTTTTATTGGTTAACAATTACCTTTAGTCAAACTTTGGGTACAGCTCTTGGTGACTGGTCAGCAGATACGATTGGATTAGGCTATAGTGGCGGGATTGCTCTTTTCTCATCACTCATTTTATTGATGGTGTTTTTGTATAAATTCACTTCTGCTTCAAGAACATTTTTATTCTGGAGTACTTTTATTTTAACTCGTCCTTTGGGTGCTGTGGTTGGAGACTTTTTAGATAAGCCCCTTTCCGCTGGAGGGTTAGACTTAAGCCGTTTTGCAGCATCCGGAGTAATATTAATTGCTATTTTAATATGTATTTATTTTAGTAAAAATAATCAGTTAGCTAATATCAAAAATGCATAAATTGTAAAAGCCCTCCAATGAGGGCTTTTTTAGGTGCTCTAGTGATGACTATAAAAATATAAAATAGATTATTTCAACTCGGATAATTAATATATTTTTTAAATATGCCTATTTTTGTTCGGGAAAGATTATTCCACAAGACAAGGATAATTATTCTGACAACCACACTTGATAGAAGTGGTGATCTATGTGCGCAAATTATGAACCTATAAGAAAAGACCGGGTACACCTTTTAGATTTACTCGAACCTACTTTCGACTACAAGGCCGATGTTTATCCGGGTTACGACTGTCCTCTTATTTTTTCTAAAGATGGCCACATTGAATGGCGTCAAGTTAAATTCGGCATGATCCCACCTTGGAACCATGACTTAAAGTTCTCAAAATACACTTACAACGCTAGAACAGAGACGGTTGATAAAAAGCCTAGTTTTCGAAATGCATGGGCTAAAAGCCAGTTTGCTTTAATACCTGTAGAAAAGATCTATGAACCAAGATATGTGAATGGCAAAGCGGAACGCTGGGGAATATACCGCGAAGATGGCCTACCTTTTACGGTTGCCGCTATTTACGATTCAACTGTGATTGATGGACAACAAGTAAGATCAATGTCGATGCTGACGATTAATGCAGATAACCACCCTTTTATGTCACAATTTCATAAGCCAGAAGATGAGAAAAGGTCAATTATCGTTATTCCAGAAGAGTATCGAGAAAATTGGTTGAACTGCAAAAAAGAAGATGCTGACCAGTTTTTCTTTGAGATGCCAGTCGCCGAGTTTACTTCAAATTATTTTCCAAAACCCAATAAAAAACCGCCAGCCTAAGCTAGCGGTCTTATAATTAATTTAAAAAAATTTAGCTATAACAGCTTAAAGTAATCAGCCAATTGAAGTAGGTCAGCTATAAAGCTTAATACTTTCACGCTGAAGATAAATATCTTCGTCATAGCAATCTCCGTTTAAGGAAGCATTGCCTTATGCCATGTTTTGCGCTTTAATAACGTTACTGCGTAACGAAGTTTATCGTCGAAGTCAGCGTCGTTTCAGCGCGTCGCAGACTAGAGTTAAATTTCATATCGCATTCTCCGTCGTTAAAGTCAGTAACGTTGTCAGCGTTACGAACTTCAGCGAACTGTGTTGTAAAGCAATGCAGCTAAGTTTCACTACCCGCAGTTGATGAGATCCGCCAAGAACTATTCGACTGTGGGTAGCCCCAATTCCTTCCAAAATTAACCAATAATAAATTACCGAGTTTAATGGCTTGGAATCTAGAAGCATTTTGCCTCTATGTGGTTAAGATATGGGATTTTTTCCAGTTGAGCAATCTTGACTTTTTAGTATTTTTTTATCTATTTGATATATCGGTATATACCATAGCAAAGCTATCAAAAATACGTATAGATAACTTTGTGGATAAGTCTTAAAACACATACATAACGACTTTCTATTTTAAGATTTATTACAATTATTATTGCACACATTGTAAATATATTTTCGAAGTGAAGTATTTCTGACCAAATGCACTTTTGACTACGTCAATTTTTGACTTCTATTTGTTTATCCACAGCTTTTTAAATTTGAATTTAAGCTCATCTCTAGAATATCATCTTGAATACGTTACAAATTCAAGATAGGGGAAATTCTATGAGCGAAATTGCACCATCCATTATCCAGATAAAACCGTACCTCACACAAAGTATTGTTTTATCTGAGGCTTTATCATTTAAGCAAGTTGTACCATCAACTCACATGCTTATCCCCTACGCACTCGAAAAAATTTCCGCTGGTTTTCCTTCACCCGCCCAAGACTACATAGACAAAGTGCTCGATATGAATGAGCACTTAATTAAGAATGAGACTTCAACATTTATTGTAAAAGTCGCTTCACTTTCGATGCTTAATGCTGGCATTGATATTGATGACGAATTGATTGTCGATCGTAGTCTTGATGCAAAGCACGGCGATATCGTTATTGCACTAATTGACAATGAATTCACAGTTAAACGTTTAATGATCGATGAAAAAGGTCAATGGCTTAAAGCAGAGAATCCGGATTATAAAAATATTTATTTACAAGAAGGCCAAGAGTTGTTTATCTGGGGCGTTGTCACCTGCGTCATTAAAATGATAAGAAAATCATGAAGCATGAGAACAAAGTCTTTTTCTTGATAGACGTCAATAACATGTACGTTTCATGTGAGAGAGTCTTTGACCCATCTTTGAATGATAAACCCGTTATTGTGCTCAGCAATAACGATGGATGTGCCGTTGCTCGTAGTAATGAATCAAAAGCTTTAGGCATTAAAATGGGTGGGCCTCTTTTTCAAATTAAAGACATTGTTCAACAACATAATGTACTCGTACTTTCAAGCAACTACGCAATGTATGCAGAAATGTCACGGCGCTTTCATACGATCCTTGCTTCGTATGTTACAGATGAAGAAGTTGAACCTTATTCAATTGATGAATGTTTTGTTGATTTCACCGCTTATGAGAAGAACTTTGATTTAGAAAAAGTCGGGCAACAAATGCGGGGTCAAATATGGAAGTGGTTAGGCCTACCTGTTTGTGTCGGAATCGGCAGAAGTAAAACAGAAGCAAAAATTGCAAATCATATTGCAAAGAAAAATCCCGGCTTTAACAGCGTTTGTGACCTCGTTAATATGGATCCGTGCAATAAAGAATATTACTTTGCTCAAATAGATGTTTCTGAAGTTTGGGGCGTTGGTCGTAAGCATTCAAAAAAGTTGCAAAGCATGGAGATTAATACGGTGCTTGATTTAGCCTGTGCTGAACCAAGAGAGATGCAAAAGCGATTTTCTATCGTTATGGCTCGTACGATCTACGAATTGCAGGGTATCTCATGCATTGAGATCGAGCACACTCCCCCATCAAAAAAACAAATTGTCGCATCTCGATCTTTCGGTGGTCGCGTTACTGAACTAACGGATCTAAAAGAAGCTATCTCTATGTATGCTCAAGATGCTTGTAAGAGATTGCGCGATGAAGGGCTTTTGTGCGGATGTATGATTGCTTTTGTACAGTCAAACCCTTTCGATGCCAATGTGCCGTTCTACAACAAATCAATCACAGGTTCGTTTTCTGAACCTACGGATTGCGCGATAGATTTTGTCAAAGCAGCTACGAGGATGTTAAACGATATCTACAAAGAAGGAATTAAATATAAGAAGTGCGGCGTAGTGCTGACATGTTTAGAACCAAAATCTGGCCATACTTATGACCTATTAACTGACTTTAAACAAATAGAGAAAAAGGAATGTTTAATGCAGGCTATGGATGGTATTCACAGCAAATTTGGAAAGAAAAAGATTGGTGTAGGCCCCTGCTTTATCCCTAATCGGAACTGGAGCATGAGCCGCGACAAACTTAGCAGGAATCCTTTTAAGTGGGATGAGCTGCCATTGATAACAAAATGAGAAAATATTTACTCACTATTATTAACTATTACCAATTTTGAGCAAATGTTTGCTCAAAAATATTATTTATGGGGATAACCTTTAAACATTTAATTGGTTATTATAAAATAATTAACATCTTTTAATATTAATTTATGAAATCAGAATACAAACAATTCATAATAAATTTTATTGGATCGATAGTAGCAATTTGTACTATCGTATTCTTTTTTTTCCTATTATTGTATTCACACAATAATGTAACTGAAACACTTAAAGAATCCTTTACAATCACAATAAGTATTTTTTCTGCATTAGCAACAATGGGTGCCGCAATAATCGCACTCAAGCTATATACAGATTGGCGTGATCCAATTAAGCTTCAAAATAAGTTTGAATTTCATAAGTTTTCAAAAGAACTATTTAATGATTTTTGGGTAAAAGCAAGTGAATATATTAATTCCGATCTAGATACTAGACTAAAAATCACTAGTATAAATCTTGAGAAAAATCAAAGAGCAGCAATTGAGTTTAATAGAAGTTTTTATACACTAAAATCTATCCTTAATGAATTTGATCTTTATTTCAATAGTAATAGAGCCATTCCTCTCAAGCAAATGAATGAAATATTAGACTCATTCTTTTTAGAGATGAAGAAAATTTTACCTTTAGAGATTAAAGAAAAAGATGATAATTGTATAAACTCCATATATATGCAGCAGTATCACAGACTAATGAATTCGTTAGAAAATTGCCAAAAATTTTATACTGAACAGTTTTTGATTCAAATATTGGCTGAACTTAAAGATGAAACAAGGTAAAACCCTCCTTAGAGGGCTTTTACACAAATGCCTACATTTACATTGTTATTGATCGTATGAGCTGAGCATCCTGTTAATAGAATGCTCAGCAAAATTAGGGCCTTCAAATAACAACCCTATTAGCAATCCAACCGTAAAAAAATTGTTCTTGGCTTGGATTGCGCTCACAGATTTCAATGTAACGCTGCCCTTGCATAATATTCAGCACTCGCACCAGTACTTTCTCTCCTTCTTTCCCACGTTTGGCCAGATAAGATTTGAGTGCATTCAGAGTTGCTGGACCATAAATCCCGTCCACTGATAAATCTGGCCAACCTGCTTTACCTTGGTTGTTAAGCAAGTTCAATGCACGTTGTAAAAGAGGTTTTGCAAAGCCAATACCGCAGTTCACACCAGTGTCTAGAAGCTCTTCAGCTACTGCAGAAGAAACAGCATTCACCTGGTCAAAGCGTGGAGCGGTCCAATAGTTTTTGCGATAAATAGCTTTGGCCACTTCAAGCGGTAAATCTTTCATGTTGCCCTTATATCCATTGTCCCGTGCCACAGCTTGAGTAATACCGTATTTTGTTGCACCACCACGGTCTGCTGGGTTATTTACGTACCCGCCTTCTCGTTTGATCAACTCATCAAGATATTGTTCGATGTTCATTTCACTTTTCCTCAGGTAATAAAAAACCGCCCGAAGGCGGCATTAACTGTTTTCAATGTCTTTTCTGGCTTTCTTAAACTCTTTGATCACTTCAACAATCGTTTTCCCTTCCTGTTTATCGATAAAGTTAAAAATCCAACGGACCAAAGCCCAACCGGGTAAACCACACACAAAGAAGAACCCACCAAGTGCAATCATCCCCCATACATCAGTAACCCATTCATGAAGCCCCCACTTCACAATAATGAATGAGCCGCCCGCCAAACTTGAAACAACCGTACAGATCAAACCAACTGCCCACTCTTGTGGTGAGCGTGGCATACGAGTCATTAATACAACTGCTGCAACCAAACCGACTGCTAAAGTCACCATGATTGCAATCCCATATAATTTTAAAAGTGCTGTAAAACCGCTAGTGGAAACTGGTTCCATTAATTTCTCCAGAAAATTTAGGTAATAAAAAAGCACCCGAATTGGGTGCTCAAAGTTCTTATAAGGTTTAAAGGGTTTGTAAGATTTTCCCTCCATTAATCAATTGAGTTGTCAGTGGTGCAACTCCCACAATTGCAGGTCCACCTGGCCCCGGCTGACCTTCAGTTGTGCCATGGTATTTCCAGTTCCATGTTCCATCATTAGTAGACTTGGTACCACGTTCGCCCCAGTTTCCGCCATCACCTGATAATGGGGATCCATAACGGTCATTTTGGGTTCGGTAGCCTTTTCCGGGTACCGAAGCTTCGGCATCAGTAATTTTTAAGACATTGAAGTAACTTCCAAAATACCAGCGCCAATCTTGTGAGTCGCTTGAAATTGGCTGGCCTGTCATGACCCGTCCAAATGGTGCACCAGCTCCACCCGGAATACCTTGAACACCATAAGACAACCCAGTGTAAATACCGCTTGGTGTTGCTCCACCACCAGATCCACCTCGAGCTAGAGTGCCGCCATCAATAATCAGGTTTAGTTTGCTGTGCCGGTTCAATAAACCGGGTGCTCCCTGAAACCCATCACGTCGGGTTTTAGTAAAGTTGTAATCCGGATCGGACTCCCATGCGCCAAATGCCAAATGAGGTAAACCGCCATCACCACCACGCCCAACAACAGCACCTTTAATAGTCAGATTTACCACCAGATCAGGTGGGAACTCACCAGTATCAATGGCGGGTAGTTCAGTCGCTGCAGGGGCAATAAATTCCTGTTTCGGCGGACTGGAGTTGTAGTCGAATTTATAGACAAATCTGGTTTCCGGTCGATAAGAACTCGAACTAGAAACTAGTGCACCAGATTCAACTACAAAACTGATTTCGCCAGTCGTTGGCAAATCCCCTCTTTGCATCTGATATAAACGCGCCAGATTAATATCCAGCTGGTCATATCGAATGTAAATTGGAGAATCATCAACCGGCACGTCAATAAAGTCTTTATCGTTGAGGTAATAGCGCTCATCGTAATTAATTGCTGTAATAGTATTAGAGAACTGGTCAACCGGTTCTCTTTTTGCAACCAGATAAGGCAATGAACCTTTAGTATCATCATTAACTACTGTATAGATGGTATTTACAAAATCATCAGGACTTAGCTTTAAGGCCCCGTTCGGCAACCGCCCTAAAACCACCTTATTTTTGGCTGAACCCGGTGTAACAGGAATCAGGTCCACTGTGCCATCCGCCATTTGCAGATAAATCACATAGCTCTTGCCTGAAATGAAATCTACATCATGGCTTAAGGTGAGGACTAAACCTTCTTGCTGTACCACCTCACCGCTTTGATGAATACCATTGCGATAATCCGCTACAGCAATCCGGTCACGTAGCACAAGCAATTCAGACTCAGGCGCTGCATCAAAGGTAATGGATTTGCGCTGGAAGCGCATCTTGTTCCAGATCCGGTACGCATTAAAATGAGCTTGCCACTTGTTTCGTACCCCCACGGATTTCACTTCTTTCGGGTTCTTTGCTCCTTTGTCCGGCAAGTAGATATTGATACGACTATCGTCGGTTGGATCAGTGTATTCATAGATCAGTCCATCGTAGTCATCCATCACGCCAAAGGTCAGGTCATGCTTGTAACTATCCGGAATGATATTCCTGAAGTTAAACAGCATTACCGAGTTATCAGTTGGCCGTTCAAAATAAAGTTTGAGCTTATTGTTTTGCCGATATGCGGTACAAAACACTGCATCACAAAGATTGGTGACGAGCTCTTCAAAAGACAAGTTTGTATCATCAATTGTGGTACAGAACTCAGCCGCAAGTGGTGTACCAAAATAATCAACTACATCGTTATAAGTCCGATAGATGTTTTCAAGATCAATCTCATCAATCGTACGGCGGCCAATCTTGTCGTCCAGTGCCATTGAAACCAGTGCATCAGCAAAGCTTGATGTTGGAAATAGCTCTGTCGTCATTGTGCCGTTTTTAAAAGTCGGTAACATCCGCTGAAGATCAAAATTGATCTTGCGTGACTTAACAGATAAAGCTCCGGTCGTTGCATAAGTACGTGCACGAAAAACCGTTTCATGTTCATACATTGTGCTTTGCAAGGGATAAGCACCGTAAAGCGCCTGCCACTTTACTTCATCTACTACCGTTGTAACCGCCGGTGTTGGTGTTAAACGACGTGCACGGACACTACAACGCCCCTGAAACGTGACCATATCAAGTGTTGCACCAACGGTCTGACGTGACTTTGCCGAACCCTTCAAAATGATCTGTTTCAGCATCGGATTACCAATAGCTGCACCAGATTCATTTACCGGTGTTACCTCAACTTCAATCGTGACGTTTACAGCACCCTGATTTCCACCTGAAGAAACGGTATAAAGTCCATTGGTGGCCACAAAATTACACAGCACCCGACTACGTTCAACATTGTCCAGAATGAATGGACCAATCCATTTTTCACCTATTGAACTGATCTTTGGTGACAAAGCTGCAGTTTGTTGGTTATTTAACTCTTTAAGCTTTAACCAGTTAGCATTAACGGCCGCCGGATTTGATAACGTCATACGGTCATCAGCTACCGATAGAACGCTATAAGTACCGTTTAAATCATAAGTCTGACCGTTAAACGTGAATGAGGCATTGGTGATTTCTACACGGTCATTACTTACAAACTTAGTGGTTAAATCTGTGTTGTTTGCCGTTGCCCGAAGGATCTCGTTTGGATATGCAAAATGAAGGTAGTTCGTACCTTCTAAAGACTGTGTATCTGCTGGACGGAGAACTTGGCCATTAACAGAAGTTTGATGCTGAACCGTTAGTGGCGGCGTGGTAATTTCGGTACCAAGCGAGAAATATGGCTCACCCGAGACAATATCGACACCCGGTCGATAGACTTCTACCGATGCACCGGCAATATCGACAATATTGGTTTCACCGTCATAAGCTCCATTGATTTTATAGTGTCCACGACCAATACAGCCCACTACATGCTCAACTTCAACGTTATTTTCATATACCTTGTAAGGTACTGCGATTAAGTCGGGGGTATTCCACCCAGCGCCATAATTATCAGCAATACGGCCGTTCACCCGGATCTTGTTTTCCCGGTTAGAAAGTTCATTGTTTGCTGAAGAAGACTGGTTAGTATTTTGAGTAGTCTGGGCTATCGATGGGGTCGGCATTAAAAATGCGATCGCAATACTAATCACAATCGAAACAATAGCCGCGACCCATTTAGGGTTCTCAACAACGATAAAAGTGCCCGGTAAGAAATCAAGCTGCTTTAAGTCATATGCATTCTTCGGTGTGACTTCATTCGCAAATGAAATTTCCGCATGATCCATATTGCTTGTGGTATGAAAGATACGGACATGCTCAGGCATATGTTCATATTTTGAAGTGAGCCATTGCCCAATGGTTTGAGCCTGCTCAATTGTCTTTTCTTCAGACAAAGCATCTTTTTTATAAATAACTTTAATCATAATAACTGACCCGATTAAACCCCATTCCCATCACGACCTCTTCAGGCAAATAAGTGACTCCGCTTTCCATGAGGTGAAGAATCTTTTGCCCACGAAAAAGCCCCACATGCGGGGGCTTATTTCTTTGTCTAGGATGGAAGGCGACTATGCAGCCTTCCTTAGGCATGGGCAGCGGATTTAAAAGTTTTAACCGTGAAGATAAAAAAGTAATTTTGCCCTTAGGCTGCATGAAGAGTTCAAGCGCTTCCGCCCGATCTATGCCGTATAGGTCCATTGCAGCTTCATGAACAAAGTGAACACAGTTGTAGTGATCCTCGTCATATTGCCTATCGAGCAAATGATCATGACTTTTCATATAGCCCCCTTCAAACCACTAAAGCGATCCAGTGCAAAAATATCCCCGGTTTTAGTGGTATTTAATCGTGGTGATTCAGCCTTGAATGTCACAGCTTTATGGTTCATGGCGACACTTGAAAGTTGTAGTCCAAGTAAATAAAACATTGGAGAATTCAGATTGTCTGAACTGTAAATCCGGTAATTTACTGTTGGCTTTACATCGGGATATTGGCCTTCGATTACCCGTTCAAACTCATCTGGCATCACATCACCTAGACCAGAGATAGAAACGGTTAATGTCTGGTCCAGATCACCCAGCATTCCGGATCTTTGAATAGATGCTGGTAAAAATTCATAATAGACCTGACCGGCTCCTTCCTTATGTTGAACATAGACACCTCGGTCATCATTACGGACTATTCGGTATGTGTTCATAAAAGAAGGATGAGAAAGCTCAATACACTCCAGTTGATAGACATCAACTTTCCGATTGAAAAAGAACTTGGCGTATTCGTTATCCATCAGACCTCCCAATCCTTAATCAAAGCTATATCGGCCGTAAGGTTAGGCTGGTTTTGAACAACTTCGAGCTGTGCATTTACCCGGTAAAGGTTGCCATTCACTTCATTGGTCTTGAACGAGTTCGGAATGAAGTTACATAGGTATTGCTGACGTGCTCCCTGATCAATCACCAAGTCTGCATAAAATGAGGCTGGCTTGTTCTGATAGACCCGCCAGAAAGCCATCATTTTATTAAAATCGGTTTTACTTAAATTCCAGTTCACATCAACAATGTGGCTGTTGCGCTTCACATCGATGTAATAGCGCCCACGACCGCCATCCATCTGCTGGCGTTTCACATCATCACCCGGTGTTACGCCATAGCCGCTGGTCTGAGGATTTAGCTTTAACTTGTACATAACTTTCCTTCAGGTAATAAAAAACCACCTCGAAGGGTGGTTTGATGAAATAAGGTTTAGATATTTAAATTAATTACAAAAACGATTTAACATTAAGAAATCGATTTAATAATAGTTTCTTTACCATCTTCAAAAATCTCTTTCACTACAAACTTGCAGTAAGCTCCATCTTGGGATGGTTCAGTCAGTAAAACTGGATTCACAAAATCTTTGATCTGTTTAAAACGGATCAATTCATAATTTCCATTTCTTTCCAACTGATAGTCCATTTTTACATCACAACTATACATAGTAGTTGACCCAATAACAGAAGTAAGCCTGAAAGTTAACTTCTTATTTGCGGGTACTTTAAACTCAAAAAACTCTTCACCATTATTTAAACTGATTGTGGGTTTAGGCATATTTAATTTTTTGGGCTCATGCATAGAGCCATACTTTGTTAAATTATTTGAAATCTGCTTAGTTATTAGGTTTTTTGAAATTTTTTCACCCTCATTATTTTGATAAGTAATATAGAACTGCACCATGGGTACATTACTTCTATAAACCCTTAAATTCGCTGTATCACCTGCTATTTCATCTTGATACATATTTGTGGATCTTACGAGATTATTTACCGCAGGAATGGCACATCCCGTAAGGCCTAAAAGTAGTGTAGAAATTACAATTATTTTTTTCATGTCTTAACCATCAATTTTAATGCCAACAGACTCTATCACCTTGAAATTTAAATTTTATGAAAATGAACCCTCCGAAAAGGGTTCAAATTATTAAGTACGATTTCTTCTCGCTGTCGTATTCTCAGTCAAAGACCGACTAATGGTTGAGTTTGGATTTGCGATTTGATCACTTACAAGCTTAGGTACCGTTCTTGGAAGCTGCTTATCCAATTCATCTTTAACAATGATCCGGACAGTTTGCTCATCCAGTTGTTCGGCTTCAACTGTCGCACCACTCACCTGATTAATCACTTCAATTTTAAAATTGATTGTCGGTGAAGCAGGCTCAATTGAAGGCATAATTTCAGCTTGAGGGCGTGAAGTACGTCCTAAAGTAAAATCCTGAACATCATCCAGATTTGAACGATCCTGAACTAAACCATTAGATGAGAAGTAGACCTTGCCATCATGGAATAAGTCGGAATTTGCCGAAGACGCTAACTTAGGTGTGTCTCTATTACCTTTATAGATAATCTGAGTATCTTGAACCGGTTGATTAAAGATGTCAGCTTGCTTTTGGCTTTCTATAAAGGCACTAGAGCTCATCATTGCACGGCGCATGACACTATCAGCTGAGGCATTGTTATTGAGAAAAGCTTCAGGGTTTGCACTCTTACGCATTTTCTCGACTAAGCCAACACCGCCCCAGCGTTTAATATCTTCTTGGGACCATACAATTTCGCCTTTATGCACAGCACCGGCAACTTCATATTTCCCACCTCGACCTGTATAACCACCTTCAGCAAAACCTTGATCTTTGATTGCCCGGATGTTTGCAATGATGCTTGCACCTTGTGCAATAGCACTTGCAATTAATGGGATATTTGCTGGAAAACCAACACTAGCCGCCTTTGCAATACTTTGCTGAATAGAAATACCAGCAGCTGCAATGGCATAAGCTTTATCAGCGGCGAACATGATTTTGTAGGCTTTAGATTGCTCTCCAAACATAGATCCGAACATCGAGGTTAATGATCCTGTCATTTGTTGACCATACATTAACTGTGTATTCAGTCGATCTTGTTGATACTTGGCCTCAATTTCCTGAGCACTCTTTGCGTAATCTGCATAAATTAGTTCTCGCTGTAATTGAGCAGCTTGAATGATTGCAGTTTTCTGGTTTTCGAAATCCTGCTGACTAATAAGCTGTTGCTCAAATTGAGCATTTAAAGTCTCAAGTGAATTTTGTTCATTTAAGTTAACTACCCCTACTTGACTATCAACTAGATTCAATGCAGAACTTAAACTACTTGTTCGTTCCTGATCTTGCCGAAAGAACTCACTAGTCCCATTCGTATCAGCATGAACACCACCCCATGCTTGACCAGCTTTTGCTGCACGATCAAGTGCTTCTAATCGTTCTTGATCACGTGATAATGCCAGTCGCTTACGTTTTTCCTCCTCATCTTTTACCGTTTTGGCAATTTCTTCTCGCTCCAATCGGTAGCGTTCTTGCATTGCCTCAGTTTCTGAAAGCAAGAATAATTTAGCTTGAAACAAACGTTGCTCTTGAGCAAGTTTTAGTAAACCTAATTCTTGTTGCAACTGTTGAGCTAACAAATTAACAGCTTCTTTACGCTGTTCTTTCGTCATCTCTAAGTCGTGTTCGGCTTCAAATTGACGTTTTGCAAAACTGTCCTTTAAAAGCTGCTCTTCCGACTTGGTGAAATCACGGAAAGAATCAAGCTTAGTCTTTGTAGCTTGCTCAGCAATAGCAATATCATTATCTGCACGTGCTTGAAGTTCTGCTTTAATTTCGGCTTTGCGTTCTGGAGTGAAGTTAGCTTTATCAACATCTTCCAATTTCTTAGCAAGATCATTTCTGATCTTGGTTACTTCATTGGCTACATCGTCTTCCAATTGAAGGCGTAACTTGGCCTGTTCTTCTGCCATTTTCGTGGCGTCTTGAATAAGCTTGTCAAAATCTTTCAAGGTGATATCCCCAGCTGTATAGCCATTAATACCAGCCATATAGCCCTGATAATCCTTCCAGTATTGGTTGTTATATTTACCAATACCTTTGCCCTTTTGAACATTACCTTCACCAGCATGATAGGCGCGCACAGCCTTCTCTAGATCACCCTTAAAGAGCTTCAAAAGATAAGACATATACTTGCCAGCACCCTCTGCTGACTGTGCTAAATCAGTACGGTCCTTCACGCCATATTGCTTAGCTGTGCCTTCCAGAAATTGGAATCCACCAGTTGCCCCAGTTGATTTGTTATATGCCTTAGCATTTCCACGCGACTCAATCATATGGAGCGCAGACAGTGTGCCAGCTGGTAAGTTGTACTTTGACTCAATTCCAGCAAAGCCATATTTAGCAGCATTAGCCTGAACTTTGGCATTAACAGAAAGAACTTTTTGCTGCTTTTCAAGCTCACTAGTATGTTTGCGTTCAGCAGCGGTTATTGCATCCTTCTTGTCTTTAAGGTCATCAAGAGCCTTTTGAGCACGGACAATCTGCTCTATTTCATCATTCGTGACAATCGCAGTTGTACCCGGTGCTGCAACTGCCTGCTTTGCTTTCTGAAGTTCAAGTATCTTTTTTACAGTTTCTTCACTATATCCAAGATTTAACAAAGCAAGCTCTTCATTCGAATTGAGTACTTCAGAACGGAGGCTATCAAAATAACCCTTTTGAGCTTTAGTTGCCTTTTGAGCTGCACTTTCATTGCCAATTAAGGCTTTAGAGTTATCATCAATTCCAGCCACAGCCGTTTGAGCTTTACGCCCAGATAGCTCCACCTCAATACCGAAAAGCTTTAGGGATTCTTGTGTAGTTTTAGCTTCTTTAGCGTTCTTTTCAAACTCTGAAGAGTTCTCTTTTAAAGCGTTGTAAATATCCTTACTAATACGCAACTCATTAAAGCGCTTAACAGCATCATTCATGCTAATAGTGCCATCTCTAGCATCATTAACAACCTGAACAATCTCTTTATTGCCTTTGTAGAGTTGAGCAATAGCATTCAACTGGATATTTATTTTACTACTAGACTCAGCAAGTGCCTGATTCTGGCGCTCAAATGAAGCGGTCATATCATTGATTGCAGAATCTTTTTCAAGACCTTTAAGTGCTAGAAGTTCTTCTTTTGCCTTTTTAGCAACTGCTGCTTGCTCTTCTAGTTTTTTATTGGCTTGGGCTGCCTTATCCTGAAAGTACATATAGCCCGCAGCTAAGGCTGTAATCCCTAATGTAATAGCTCCAATAGGGCCACCAACTAAGTCTAATGCTCTACTTCCAATTGACGCTGATTTGTTTAATACATCTTGAGCGGCTTTATAAGCCAGTGTTGCAGCAGTTGATTCTTTTAGGGCGATACTATGGGCCACTTCGGCGGCTGTTTTGCGTTGAACAGCTGCCGCCCTTTCCTTAGCGGTTGTTGCAGCGTTATATTCAGCTCTCGCCAAGCCCAATTCAGTAATAGCTAAAGCAGCAGATTGCTTTGCACGCAAAGCCTCTACACCAAGTAATTGAGCCTGTGCTTGGGCTTCAGCAAGGCTTGCGGCTCTTTGTTGAGCTGAAGCAGCAATACTCGCTTGTACAGCAACCGTTTTTGTTAAAACAGCTTTTGTCATTAAGCCAATACCAATGGCAAATGCACTGTCTGCAATTAAATTCAAATTATTTGCTAATAACTGAATCGATCCTGATAAAGCCTGTGCTGCTCCGCTTCCTTTACCAGCCTCTCCTACAAATTTAGTAATTTCATTATTAAGTAGAGTTAATGATTGACCAATTGTAATGTCAGTTTTAGCAAAAAGAGCATCAACTTCATCTTGGACATTTTTAAGCGCTTTAACGATTTCTTGTGAAGTAATTTTTCCTTCAGCCGCAACTGAACGCAATTCACCTACAGTAATACCCATACCTTTAGCAATAGCCTTTGCTAGAGCTGGTGTTTGTTCCATAACTGAGTTGAGTTCTTCACCACGTAATGTACCGCTTGCCAAAGCCTGCCCAAATTGTACTAAAGCTGCATCAGCTGCTTCTGCACTTGCACCACTAATTGCTACAGCTTTAGAAACTGTTTCAGTTAGTCGAGCAGTGTCATCCATAGTTAAATTCAGTGTTTTAGCATTATCACTAAAACGTTGATATACCTGTAACACAGAATCCCAAGCTGAATAGGTTTTTTGAGCAATTCGGAAAGTGTCTTCCGTAGCCTTGTTTAACTCAGCTTGATTGTTAGTGACTAACTTAAGGCGATTTTGTAATCCAGTATATGTATCCATCTTTGAAATGGCTGAACCTACTGTTAATAAACCAGCCATGTGTCCAGCAAGTTGACGCGTAGCGACAGACAAACCATCCATAGACTTCGTGGCAAAGTCTCCCTTGCGCTCAATGCTATCTAATTCATTGCCTAGATTACGCGCATTTCGCTCTGCATTTTTTGCATCAATTACAATGACGAGACGTGATTCTTGTGCCATCTTTACTTTCCTCTAGGCAATAAAAAACCCGCTTTCGCGGGTTCTTTTTAAAATGTATAAATTACTTTTCTGGATCTGGATGATATTGGCCATCGCTACCTAGAAATAAAACTTTATTTCCAAATCCAACCACATCAGCTCCATAAGAATTTTGAGCTGTATATTCAAGTCCAATTTTAAGCAATGCACCTTCTTGCTTTACAATTACACTTCTAGGCTTAAATGAGTAAGGATTTTTGAGACCTATCTTTTCTAAAACAGATACAAAATATATGTTCTGAGAAATGCTCTTTTTTGAAAGCGGTAAATCTATATTTGGATCCATCACTGTTATTACACTGATATTAGATTTTCTTCCTTCTCCATCTTTGAGTTGATCAATGTATTTTGTATCTTTGTGAATTAAATCCTTTAGATTCTTTTTTCTAAGGTTCTCAGCTGCCACTTTATAAAGTTTTTTGTTTTCTTCAATTCTTTTTTCAACAACATTAGAAAACTCTTTTTCTGCTTTATTTGTTTGATAATTCTCATTGAAATTTGTGAACGTTAACGGCGAAGAAATATCTACTTTTTGAAAGAACTCATTTGAACCAAATGAAGATTTTAGAGCGGAAATTAAGTTAGATGTCTTATCTCCAATTACATAACTCTTCGATTCTTCATCTACTAAAACCACAAGAATTTCTTTATTTTTGGAATCAAATGCAACAAAACTTTTTAAATGCTGTCCAACAAATTTATTTTTATTTTGAAGAAATTCGGCTGTTAGAATTCCATTTATAAGATTATTTTCATTAATACAGCCATCTTTATCAAAATCTGTAGACTTCATTGCTCCAAATTTCATTAATTTTGAATCAAATGCTTCCTTAAAATTCGCATCATAGGCAAGTAAATTAAATCCTCTTAGTTTGCATTTATCATGATAATTAAGTGGTTGTGAAGTATTCGCTAAAGCAAAAACTGGTAAACAAAATAAACTTAATAAAATAATCTTTTTCATGAAATTACCCCTACATTTACGGGTAATTTATCAAACAGGTTAACAAATGTCACATAAAGCAAAACCACCCGAAGGTGGTCTTTTAAATCAGGCTATGCATGTAAAAGTTTTTCAGCACCAGCAGCCAAGAAAGCCGATCGAGTAGTATATCTCTTACCTTTACCTACATTCTCATCAATTTTACGAATCAAACGGCTTGGTAAAGTAACATTGATTTTTTCTGGTTTACCCAGATAACGACTAACATCAACTTCGGTAACCGCCCAGATCATTCCTTTATATTCAGGATCATCGACAAATTTAACTAGTTCGGAAGCTAATGGGATTTCCTCACCATCTTCAGCCAATATTTCTAAATGGCCTGAAATAGCTTCTTTAACATTCTCAATAGCTTCTTCAAGTGTGTCACCAGCACTAAAACAACCTGGAATATCAGGAACAGTGACACCAAATGCCTCAGTATCTGATCCTCGTTCAATTGCAATTGGATATAACATCTCAACACTCCATGCCCTTGGCATAAACATATCGCCCACTGCGTTATGATTAGTTGTAAGGGATATAGTATTTAAAGTCGGGAAACAGCGGGTCAATTTAGACCCGCTTGTTTCAAAATGCTTTTAACAGTTCCGTTTGGTAAATCCTTTTTAGGATGTGGGATTGTAACTAACCCCTTTTTGGTTGGGTGTTTAAAGTGATGATGACTTCCTGAAACCCTAACCTCATACCAACCATCTGCTTCAATCATTTTGATTAAATCCAGACTTTTCACACCAATCCCTTATTAACTTGATGAGATAATAATAACCCTAGAGTTATTATATGTAAATAACTCTAGGGTTACTTTTTTGAGGACTTGGAATTTATTTTTTTATGGGCTTCATCTAAAAACAAGTTATCCAATGCAAAAATACAGTCATTAAAGATATGAGCAGCTACTGGTAAATCATTATGCTCTGCATAGACATTGATTGCCTGCTGATCTAAAGATAACGGAATACCCTGCTCATATCGTCTGGATCTGGCAATAGTACTAAAAGCCGTAAGAATGGAATCAGCCGCATAAGAATATTCTGGTGGATCCGGAATGTGGCCACCTAAGAACTTGATTTGTTCGATTTCGTGCGGCGTTTTCGACGCATACGTTTTTTGGTATTTGTAGAGCTCGATGACTTTCCCAGAATTAAAGCCTTGTCCTTGTCTGCGACTTCCTGAATCTTCTGGGCCTGTTCTTTAATGAATAGCCAGATTGAAATACCAATATCACCAAGATTAAGAAGCTTTGAGGCATTCTCAGGGGTATAAGGCTTTTCAGATTCAACCGTTTTACCGTCTACGATTTCGGCAAATACCACACCTTTCCAGTCTTCGATTAAGTGGGCGGCGCATGCATCCATTAAAAGTTCATGGTAAAGCTTGGCATTTTCATCTTTGACCATCACATCATAGCCTTTGGATGAAATCTGATTTCCGGCTCGTTCAATTGCTACCTGAAAAGGTTTATAGGCGATACCACGGACTTTGAACTCTGCCTGTACCTCGCCATCAGCCCCCTTGTATTCACACCATTTTGATACGTCTGAGCTTTTAATAATTCCGACTTTTAAAGCCATAGCAACCTCTAATTTTTAGAAATAAAAAAGCCCATGGGATTCCATAGGCTTTGTTACTGATTAAGCTAATTACACAAGAGCACGTACAATCGTTGGAGCTGTACGAACTTGAGCAAAGTTGATGTCTACAGTAATGATGTCATCACCACCACCATCCGGGTGATTGGCTTCCATCACTTCTAATTGAGGGAAGTTGAAAGAATATTTACTTCCTTTGCTGTCTCTGATGTCGAAGGTCAGTGTAAACACATCACGGGTTTTGATTGCATCAATCCAACCAGCAGCTGTGGCCGAGAACATGAATGAAGCATTCGCTTCGATATCCATCATCTTCTCTAAATAAAACTCTGGAGTGTATTTACCAGATCCGATACAACGGATTGCTTCAAGATTGTTATTAACTGAAAGCGTAAGCGATTGCATGCACGCTTTACCTTGAATTGATTGACCATTAATAAGTAAGTTTTCCACGTTTGGCATGCTGACCAATGGACGTGTTGAAGCAGCAATAGGGTTTACAACCGGACTTGTAGTCTGTCGAGTGAATGAACTCCCTACCAGACCAAAGTTACCGGTGATTTTCCCGGTTGTTTGAATAGTGATTTCACCGGTATTTACCTGTACACCACGGTAGATAAACACCTGTCCAATATCTTCAAAAACTTTAACCAGCGTTAATGACTTACGTACAGCACCTCCAATGGTTAAGCTATTCGTTGCCCAGTTATTAAAAGCTAATGCACTTAGGAATAAATCAAACGTACCAAGTGACAATTCAAATTCTAACTGACCAGCTACTTCAGCTTCAGTAACTACACCGCCTTGACGATAGCGTGAGTCTACAACCTCGCTACTTTCTTCAGTTGAGACATTTTCTGATAAGCCATCACTTACACGGCGAATTGTGTACCAAATTGGGTTTGCTGGAGTCGTCCCTAATACTGCTTCTTCACAAGCATATAATCGAATTTTTGCGCCTGAACTCATTTATAGTTCTCCAAAATTTAGGCATAAAAAAACCCGCTTTATCAGCGGGTTATTAAAGTGTTTCGTCTGTGTCTGAGATTTCTGGCGGCTCCACGCCATTCATGGCTGCAGCAACTGCCTGAGATAAGTTAGTCGGCTGGAAATCCACTGGTGTTTCACTCAAAGGTTCTTCTGGCTCCGGCTCAGGTTCTTCATGCAGACGTATATCAATCCAGCGGCCTTCTGGAATATCGAGCGGATTTTCGAGATCAGCTACAATGGCTGCCTTTTCCACATCAAACTTACGTTTATAAGTTTTAATAGAAAGATCACCATTTTCTAAGGTTGAATATTCAACTGCTACTACCGTATTACCATTGGCATCCTTAGGTACTTCGATGTACCAGCCTTCCTGAGCAAAACCTAATGAGCCTTTCACTAAGTAATCACCAGTACCCAACTTATCGAAAGTGATTGGTTGCTTAGCTGCATCGTTATTTAGCTCAATATGACTTTGGAAAAGCTTAACGACTGGCGAAGCGGCTTTAATAAAACCTGAACCATCCACGGTTGTATTGTGTTCACCTCTTAGTGCATACCATGGTGAATAAGAACCTTGGTAACTATGTCGCCTAAATCCGATATAAGTAGACGAAGTTCCAACACTGATTTGTGCCGCATGTTCGCTTGCACTGGCAATGTTTAGTCCAAGAATATACTGTGCAAAAATACCGGGATAATCTCCTGCAGCCGAAGCATTAGCCCCGGTACTCTGCAAACCGATAAAACTCCCTCGAGTATCGAGAGTTGATAGTGCAACATTGGTCAGTGCGAAGTTAGCGGCAAAGCCATTATTCACGATACGCTGGTATTCTGGGCTACTAGCTTCCAGCAACCGTTTCCACGGTGTCCAATTCGTAAGATCCGATGTTGAGCGATACCAAATCCGACCGCTTGATGCAGAAATATAGATCTGGTTTCGGTAACTGTTAGTACCAGCAATGTTCAATACAAGTAACGTTCCAACAGTACCAGCCTCTGGAAAGTTTAAAGCGAGAGTTGCACTGGCAAATGTGTCATTGCCATAGAACCCCACGGTAGTCATATTATTCAGATCACTTCCATTAACATCTGTGTTTCTTAATGGTTTCCCTAAACCAAAATCACCAACCCGAAGCACTCTCCCAATCGTATCATCTGAAAATGAGGTAGTAAGATTTGCTGCAGCTGCTGTACCGGCACCTTGGACCTGTGAAAGTTGTGGGTTTAAGTTTGGGATGCCAGATGCAAATGGCAACATGAACTGTCGCTTGCCTTGTGAGGCGTTATAAGGGAATGGCCGATGATCCCAATTAAATTTAAATACAAGATTTGCCATTATGCTGTCACCCCATCAATCACTTGGAAAATCAGAGTATCCGTGTGCTGGGTGACTCCACTTACAACAGCTTTAATATCCATCTGGCACAGACCTAAAGGCCAAGCTGCTGTGCTTGCACCTGATTTAATATTCAGCCATCCCTTCTGTGTACTCTGGTTTAGTGCCGCACAAGTCAAGGTAGCCACAGCAGCGCCATCAGCCAGAGCTTTAACCTGTGAAGTGAAGGTATAACCTGTAAGATCAATTGCACGGCGAACATCATCTGGTGGATATTGCAGGGCTTCATCCATATCAACTAGCTGTAGATTCAAGTTAAAAGTGTCACCACGCTTAAAAACAAAATTGCTCATAAGTGATTCCTATAGACATAAAAAAACCACCGATGAGGTGGTAGTGAATAAGACATAAAATACCTCTCAAAATGGAGGTCTCATAATTCAAATTAGTTAATATCTAGGTTTATATCTCTTGTTTCCTCCACTCGTAATACAGTAGTGCCCACCTCTAGGACCCACGCAATAATCCACCACAGCACATGAACAATCACTATCGTAGTAGGTTTTTTTCTGTTTTCTTTCAGAATGATGAGGATGAGATTTTAAGGCCTGATAATTATTTGACGTGGTTGATCGAGACTTTTGTTTAAAGCAACCATCCGTTTCACATAATAGCTTTGTTGATAACCACTGAGGTGATGAGGAATTTAAGGAAATACGTGCCCAGTTTCCTTTCGTCTCATAAATATCAACTTTTTCTCCACGTCCTAACTTTCCTACTACGTGACCGTTTGGTTTATCTCTAATATTTAAAGAATTAGTGTTGATATATTTTGATTCGATAACTTCCTCTACTGCACTCTGCGCATTTTCTGAGTCTGAAGTTTGTTTTGGAGAGTTATCATTGCCTGAACCAAAAATCCCTAAAGCTACTAATCCTGCGGCACCCCAGCCTAAAGTTGATTTTTTCATGTTTTACCATTTGTTATAAATTTCCATTACTGTAACAGAATGTAATCACAAATGATAATATGCTGAGGTCATTAAAAATAATCGCCTTGCAGTAGCTTTTTCTTGAACTCAAAGCTCATTATCTAAATCAACACTTACTCCAGTAACTACATTATGTTTAGTTCCACCAAGACTATTCACATTGGCCAAACGTATATTCACATCGGAAACACATAGCTTATTTTCGCTTTGCCACTTCTTCAGTTCAACAGCCATAACATCTTCAAGATGTCGTTCCAGCTCTTGCCGTTTAATTTCGATTTCTTCTAAAGTCAGCATACATGACATATCAATTCACCTTAAACCCAATGCTCACATTATACTGAATGAAATCAGCATCTTTACCCGCATAAATAGATTGGCCATTCAAACATTCTAAGTGTTCGATTGTGAAATATTCAAAATGTGCCAGTAAAGCATCGCCAAGAACCGTTAAAGCTTTTTCTCCCACATGAAGTCGATCGAAACATTGAATCATGATATTACCGGTACGGCGAGTACATGGCTTATCTGCAATGCCAGAAGTAAAACTGGGACCACCTGCAATCGTTAAGCGGCACCAAACACCATCTTTAGGTACATTAAAGCCTGGTAAATTTGGATACTGGATTCTGTCTTGCGTAATACCGGTAAAAGCTTGCATACGATCGATAATAGCTTGCCTTGTCTGCTCTAAAGTCATTGCCATTTTAGCCGCCATACTTCTGAGAAATAAAGGTAAAGGTGGTGTTGTAAATTCCTTGTGGTGCTTGATCAGACCACCCATTTTCTAAGCGCTCTGCATAAGGCTGGTTGTTCTGGATATAAACTAAATTGCCCAACTTAAACTTCACGGCTTGAATAGCGGCATCCTGCACGGCGTTTGTTTCAGGTCCACGCACACCATAGTCTCCAGATCCAATTGAAACGATATGCGAAGCACGATAAGCGCCAGTATCAACAGGACTTGAAACCACTAAAGACTGAACAGCATCCATTGTAATTTTCTTTACCTTTTCCTCTGCTGTTTTAGCCACATCAAAACTAAATTCAGTTGGCTTTTTCCCCTTCCATCCCATCATTCACCTCGCTTTCTTCATACATTTTAAAAAGGTCTTGAGCGATCGCTTGAATTGAATATGCTTCAAACTCAACACTTGGCTCGCGCTCACCCATTAGCTTTTTAATCTTTTGCCAGACATGAACAGCTTTATGTAAAAGCAATCCATACACTTCAATTAAATTTCTTTCTGAGGTATCGCCCAACTGAACAACTGCATACGCGCCGTCAGAATAAAAATCAACTTGTGCAGCAGCACCTTCAGTAGACAAGAACTTATCAACGTTATTCATGTCCTCGAATAACAGATCCATGTGAAGCTGACTTCTAGCAAGAGTGTATTGAACATGTTGAAATGGTGAGATATGCCATAAAGGTACGTAATCTGTGCTAACCATGGTCTACCTTTTAACTTAGCAAAGGCATTTCAGTTGCCTCTCTGCCATCAAATGCATTATGAATAAAAATGCCATCCACATATTCGGGATGGCATTCGCAGTGAAAAAATGAATGAGGTTTTAAATCATCATCAGGTACAACCTGAAAGCTGTCATAGACCTCATGTGCAGTCCAAGTCATAATTACTCCAATAAAAAACCCACCGAAGTGGGAATCATGATGAAACTTGTAACGGTTTAAGTTTTCTAAATACTTCCATAATTCTTGTATAGTGGATTTCATTTTCTTTTGCGTATTTATCCAAATCAGTTTTTAATTCTTCTTTTCTAGAGAGTGATTCTGTATCTAAAAATTCAGCAATTGCATCATATTCAATTACAATTTCAATTTGTTTAAATAAACTCAGATACAAACCCAAAAAATCACCATCTAACTTCTTAATATTTTCCTTAAAACTTATAGCTTGATCATCTACTGCATCAATTTCATCTACCTTTAAGAAGAGATTTGCTACATCTCTATGGAATTGCATTTGCTGTTCATTAAACTTTTCTACATCTGCTTTTAATCTGGGGTTAAGGTTATAAAATGATAAAAAATCATTAGTTACTATTCTTAATATCTCCTCACTCAATTTCTCATTTTTCACAGCTACATGTTGTTCTCTCCAGTCATTGAATAAAACAAATGCTGCAATTGGAGCAAGAAATGCTGCACCTATTGTGAATGCATCTTTTAAAACATCGTATGCTTGCTTTTTATCAAGTAAATAATGATTCCATGGAAATGAACTTAAAATAATAAAACTAATTAACAAATAGCCTATTACTCCACCACCAACGAAATAACATACTCGTTTAATTTTATCTTCTAATTTTCTACTGGCCATATATCCCCCTAATTTAGAAGGATATTAGAACAAGTATTTAAACCTTCCTCAACTGACATTTCCAGATTGTACTGGCCGGATCTTGCTGAATATGAATAACTCGAAATGAGCCTAAAGCTGTTAGCCATTCATCATCAATTTTAGGTGTCATGGACACTTCATTTTGAAGCACGGTAGCCTTCTTATCTGTGGCCAGGACTCCAAGCGTCTGAATCTCATATTGACTGTAAGAGCCAAACAGAACGCCACGGCCAGAATAGTTTTCTTTAACCTCAATAGAAGTTTCAGTTTTAGGATCCCAATTAGTTTTTGAGATCCGCTCACAAGTAAATGAATGAACGGCGTCAGCCAAATCATCATTAAATGCTTCAGCAATGTCTGCCTGAATTTCGTCACGTAAGCCCATATCAAGCCCTGTAAAGTGGTATGCCAAAGCCATTAAAACTTGCATTTGGATCTTTCAAATCAAGTGAATCAATAAAATCAATTGCTATCTGTTCAAAGCTAGAAATTGCTTCAGATCCATCTTGGTATTCTTTTTCTGACTCTACAGAATCAGCTTTAACTTTCTTGCGCTTCAGCTGCTGATCTTTGCCGTTATAAATTACCTTGGCCAGAATTCCTTTGATAATTTCACAAGCTGCATCCTTAAGAAGTGGGTCAATAGGATCTGGTACAAAACCTATTCTGTTTTTCATCCAGACATTTGCCAGTTTAACCAGACGAGCTTTATCACTGTCTGGTGCAAAATCGCTGCCCAAAATTGAATTTGCGTCATCTACAGTAATAAAGCTCATTGCATTATTCCTTCGGGATTAATTTAAGGAGTTCTGCTTTTGTTGCAGACGGCTTGTAGCCAATGTTCTTACTAGCCAAATACTCTTTTAATTGATCATTTGACCAATTTTCAAAATCATTAGCTGCCGTTTCTGTAGCTGGATTTTCTTCCGCTTTTCCAGCTTCCAATTCAGCAATACGCGCTTGCATAGCAGCAACATCATTTTTAAAAGCCTCAAACTCTGCTTGAATGCTTACTACCTTTCCTTCAGCCGCTTTAGCAGCATTGTCAGCTTGGAGTACAGCATCTTTTAAACGTGAGTTTTCAGAAATTAACTCCGAACTATCACCATTAGCTTGTTCCAAGATTTCGATTTTCTGTTTAAGTTGCCCGTTTTCTTCAATAACCTTTTCACAGTCAGCTTTTGCTTGATCAATGACTTTTTGCAGCTCTGGAGTAATTCCAACCGCGACATTTACTGTGGCCAAAGTTGTTTTTGCAGGTTCTTCCAATTTGCGAACTTCAACTGGAATATTCAAAGCTTCATAATCATTTTGAATTTTCGGGTAATCACCGTAAATGATTACCTCTTCAGCACTTCGATTTGGATATTCATAATATTCAGGGTTTGCAATAGTCCCTACTTCTAATGCAGCTGCTGCCGCAATACGTGTATAGATTAGCTTCATGATGCATTTCTCTTTAATGTAAAAAGAGGGCTTAATAGCCCTCTTATAGTGAGATGTTTATGAGTTAACCAGTTGTTGTGCCAGACAAGTCAAGCAATGTGCCTGCTGTCATTTTGTTGCTAGTAGCATGTTTTTTCCAGTTGGCACTTGAACCAAGTAAAGTAAGGTCAGGGTTTTCGCCTTTTGATGTATCCCAGCTATAACCAAGAATATCTAAGTTGAACGCGCCTTCAGCACGCATTCCAATGCCTAAGTTTTCTTCATCATTGATGTCATAAGCTCGGAAGCCAGGTACTTGTGATTCTGTAACAGTAACCGCACCCATTTGCAAACCAAATGCATCATCATCACCTACAGCATCTGTAACCAATACCGGCTTACCTAAGGTACCTGGTAAACCACCATAGATAACGATTTCAGATTCTCCATAAATTTGCTTGGTGATTGCATCATCGACAATATCGAAATAAGTATCTGAGTTCATCACCCACAAACTAATACGACCAAACTTATCACCAAACTTACGCATACCACGTGTTAGTGCTTTACGGCCATCTACCGCAATACTGCCTTTGGCAACCATATCTGGGTTGCTAGAAATAGCTGCTTTTAATGAGGCTAAACTGTACTGTAAACGTCCTGCAACCAATGCATCTGCTAAATCATAACCAAGAATCATTGCAAATTCTTCAGGTGTACGTGCACGGCGTTTGAATGCCTCTTCAGTGGAAGCATAAGGGCCATATTTATATGGGACTTTTACACCTACAGATTCACCAGAACCAATTTTCTCAGGCACTACTTTGGCGGTTGAATTCACATCACGATGTTTAATGCTACCGCCCACTTTGTAGAATGCTTCTTTGTTGAAATCACCTTCAATGATCTCATTACGATAAACAATTGCACCATTAGAGGCTTGGTTAAATACATTCAAATTGTCTTGCAAACGCTCTAAATAAGCAGTTTGTGCCAATTGGTTGTAGATGATCATGTCTGAGTTAACTGTTGTAGTCATAACGACTTATCTCCAAATTTTTAATGATTAGTTCGGCAGTTTTAGGAAGGCATCATTGCCATGTTCTTTGATGTAGTCAGCTTTCTGAGAAACAGACATTTCACTGCGTTTCATTCCTGCAGGCGCTCCACCTTTGCCCCCACCTTGAAAACCGCCACCAGTTCCTTTACCACCTTTAAGAATTAAGTCTTTATGCTGGTATCCACCAACCAATGACTCTAAAGCTTCATCAACATTTGCAAGTTCACCCGGACGGACACGCGAATAAATTTTTTCGCCGTTCGGATCATATGCAACCACCTTGCCCTCTTCGATTTTGAAGTGATGACCAAAGGTCGCTTGCACCATATCCACAGGTACTGCAATATTGTCTTGAATGTACTTAGAACGAGCAAAACCACCGCCGATAAGTTCTTTATGTAAAGAGGCTTCTAGAGCATCACGTTGCGCAACAATCGGGGCATATTTTTCCTCAACTGCTTTGATAGCTTCAGCTTTAACTTTCTCAACTTCACCGGCATCCACCAGCTTTTTATCATCGAGATTTTGGATTGTTTGTAATGCCTTTTTAGCTGCCGCTGGGTCTTCAATTCCTTCAAATGCTTTTAAACTTGCTTCCGCTTGTTCTTTAGCTAGACGATGGTTTTTTGCCTCAGTCCCCAGCTCATCAATTTTTGAAATCGCACGTGGCGCATCAAAACCGACTTCCTTTCCATCATCATGAATATAAACAGGATGGCCCTGTTCATTGATTACTGCGTAAGACTTACCTTCAATAGTTACTGTTTTAAGTTTCATAGGTTTCCACCTTTAGTTATTGAGTTTCCACTCGTTACGCTGTTTGCTTCCGCTTTCGGCAGGCAATAAAAAAGCGCCCTTTAGGACGCTTCATTTCTATAAATGATTATTTACTTAAAGCTTGGCGTACAAATGCATCTTTTGCTTCAAGTAGCTTTCTTAATCCTGTGGATTTTTCAGGCCCGTCAGGAAGTTGCTCATCCATTTGCCGAGCTAAATCACCAATTGGCTTACTAACTTGCTGCAAATGTTCAGGTAAATGTTCATATTGGAAATATTGGATAATAGGGCTTGGCATTTTCTTCTCGCAAAAAAAGCACCCGAAGGTGCTATGGTTAAAAATTAAGTTCTATTTGATAAGTGCAATTGCTTTTAATCTTTCAAAAGTAAAACCATAAATTGCCATGGCTTGAAACCTTAATTTGAAGAAATGGCACCAGAATTCATTTTGTGCTCAGAATATATTGAGCATCTGACATAGTGATTTGCTTTTCAGACATTTGTAATACCTTTCGCTACATTTCCTTTGTTTGATTTGGCCTTGGTGCATCACTCACTAAGCGAACACCATGAGCACCATATGCTTCAAAAGTTACAGTAATTGTTGCGGGTCCATTTAAGGCATCAGAATTCATCTGTACTGCTCTTTGTCCAGCTAGAGGTTGTCCAGTTTCTTCATCACAAATAACCAGATAACCTTTCAAAGTAGGGTGACGCTTTAGCACTAAATGTCTTGACTCACTCATAAGCCCAACTCCTTAAAGGTTTGCTCATCCAACTTTCGAAGTTGGTCCAATGTGTATAACCGCCTCTCTGGATCGAAGAACTTATCAAAATCAAATTTTCCTTCCTTATAGAGCTTGTAACGTTTCGGCCCCAACCATTCTCTTTGAAAGAAATCATCTGTCTTCTTGAAGAACTCTCTAAACGTAGTATTGGCATCTAGCTGCCCTATTAACTGGCTACGCTCTTCTTTGGGGATGTCTTTAACTCTACGTTCGTCCATTACAAATGGCCGTTCACCGATAAGTTGACCATCTTTTTTAACTGGTACTAGTTCGCTGCGACAATTAGGATGCAACGGCGGTACACGTTTTGCCGGATCATCAATCCTCCAGACAGTACCGTCTAAATGAGCACAAAGCTTAGATGTTCTTCCATCCAATACACTAATAAAACGAACATACTCAAAACCTAACTGTTTGAAAGTATCTAAATACGTTTGATTAGCAACATGACTACGAACTGTTCTTACGGTACGTTCAATATCCGTCTTAGAGCTACTTAAAAGCCCATCCTCATAATTAAGCCGTTTGGTACCACGAATACGCTGAACTATTTCCTGATTTGTTTTACCTGAATTAATACCATCTCGAATTGCATACTCAACCTTTTGACGGGCACTTTCAGCAATTCTTGAAAGCAGATCATCGACAAGAGCGCCACCTGCCAACGGAACTTTTTTAGCGGATAAAAATAGTTTTTCCCCATCAGGCTTATTAATTTTTGCTCCATAGAGCTTAGCTACGTAATTGGCCTCATAAACAGCCAAAGCTGTAGCAGAGACGGCGAATGCTTCAGGCAAGCTGGTATTTACACTAGCAAACCATTGGGCAATCAAATCCCTAATTTCCCTTAAATTTGAAGTTGTATATTTACCACCAGCTAAAGCAACTTTCTCCGACTCATTAAGCTCATCAAATAAATCCCGAAGCTTAGATAGCATCTTGCTCGTATCATCATTGAATAAAGCCAATAACTCATTTACCGTTTTTGATGAAGCACGATAAAGATAGGCCTGGTGCTGAGTGAGTGCTTCAAATAGTTTTTTGATATCTGTTGCCATCTCACTCTACCTTTTGATTTAAAGTCCCATCTTGCTCTGCTTCAACATTCTGTAGCTCTTCTTCATATTTTTGTTTAGGGAACATACCTGTTTGGTTGTATTCCCACCATGATTTAAATGAAGATCGGCCTTGTAGAGCTGCTTCAAATAACTGTCGAGCTAACTCAGCTAAATAACCCTGTTTGTTAAATTCTTGACTGATTTCGAACATCAAATCATCTTTAGTTAGAACATCCACATTAGGCGTTACAAACTTAGCAGCCCATCGTAATGCTGCTGACAAGGCTTCATTCATATTAACGACACAGAGCGAAAGAACTGAATGCTGAACGGCGTCATCACTATTCGCTTCGGTAGCGGTCTTTTTACTTCCCGAGCCCTTCTCAATTAAACGCGCCCCCATCTCCTTCATTTTTTCCCACTTATCTTTCATCGCTTCCCGGGCAAGAGTATTAGGGTCGGCTTGTACAATTCCTAAACCACCATTTTCAGGTAAAGGCAAAAGTACTTTCGCTCCAATGTAGATGCCACGTTTCTTGGCTTGGTCATACCACTCCCAATTAACACCCTTCGCATAATATTGAGGTTGCCCCATATAAAAAACGGACTCTTGAAAGTCCGCACTGTCTCTGTAATGGGCTAAATTGAGATTAGCCAAAGGAAGTAATGGTGGCTTTTTAATCTCTTCTGAATTATCAATTGCACCTACAAATGTAAAAGGTATATAGGTCCAGAAATTCCCGTTGTAATCTGTTGGAAACTTCTTCTCTCCGCCAACCCAGTTACCCTTTTCACCCTTTGTATACACCTGAACGGAATAAATATATTCCCCATTACCCTCTTGCTCTAAACGAAGTACACGATATTGCTCTTGTTCGGTTTTACTAAATCCATCAGCACCGCGCTCAGACTTAAATTCACGTATAACCACTAAGCAAAGCTTTTTCTGGTTATCGATCATTACTGAATCCCAATTCACTACATCAAGGGCATTTAGTAAATGAATCATCGGATAGGCTTTTTGTGCTTTAAATTCCGCTAGATTACGAGCTGGCGGCACATCAGGATAATCTACATATAAAGCACAACGATAATGCTTCAATAAATGGCGAATTCCATTTTGAGCCAATTGATAAGTACTTAAACCAGCACCATTTGCATTACGTTCTAAATGAGCAAGTTCCGGAGGAAATTTAAAACTTGGATCGGTTGCAAAAGCTGCACCAACTAAACTATTTGATGTAGTCCCTGTTACTTCATAAAAGACTGCACGGGTAAGATAAGCCTCATAAGCGCTTTTATTTGCAGGTGATTTATCATGTGCATTTGGCATCGGCAAATATTTTTCACCTTTAGCCTTAACTGCATCTTCACCTTCACAAACATCATCAAGTTTTTGCCAGTATGGCAAGTTCTTAACATATTCAGCATGTTGAAAAGTTACATCACTCATCGAGCAAATCCCATATCAGCAAAGAAGGCTTCAAAACCTTCATGTAATTCATTAAACGCATCTGAAGCTGCATCCACTTGGTCGTCATGTGTACCGTTAGGAAAATGACGAAGCTCATCAATAAAGTCCTTATTCCATTCACCTTTGAGCATACGTACATTTCCCACGTTAACTTGGGCCGCAAATGGTTGTGCCCGTGTAAGCTTGTCACCTGAAATTGGCTTAGCTATCACGCTATAACCCGCAAGAAGCTTCACAAATGAACTAGCTTGCGATTTACCAGCTTGACCGGGATCTTGTGGTAGACGCACAGAAACTTTTTTCCCATCTATTTTTGCTGTTTGTTCTAAGCGCTTATTCACATTGTCAGGTCCAAGCTGTCCTCTAGTTACATCGACAATGTAAGTAAAACCATCTGCGCCTAGAGCTTCTCGCACACCTACTGTAAAGTCGCCCTCATTTTCGGTAGCCCCAAAATCCCAAGCCCTAACTTGTTTCAATACATCCGCAGGCAAAGCATCAACAATTTGAATATTGTCGGGCTTAAAAAAACCGCCTGCTGGCGGTGATGGCATTTGTCGGTACTGCCCGGCAAATACATATGGTGCTGCTTGCTCCATTAGTCTCAATTTTTGAATATTGTGTTTTGCTGGCCATAGTGCCGATCCGTCTTCCTGAATAGCTGAAAGACATAGATGCTCCCACACTTCACCGTTACCACCAGCTACAGGAACGCCGTCTTTTCTATCACCTAGCAACCATCCAGCTAAATCATCTTCATGAAGTCGCTGCATAATCACAATGATCGGCGTATCTGGCGAGTTAGTACGCGATTCGAGTGTGTTCTGAAACCAATCAATTACCCCTTCTCGAATAGTTTTTGATGAAGCTTCATGTGCTTTGTGCGGGTCATCAATAATAATGCAGCCGCCAAAGCCTTTACGAAGTTTTCCTGCACCAAAACCGGTAATCGTGCCGCCTGTACCAGTCGCATAGCAGACACCACCTTGGGAAGTTCTCCAGAAGTCTTTAGCCTTACTATCATCACGCAATGTAAGCTCGGGAAAGACTTTTCTATACGCCTCTTCTTGCACAAGGGTTCGTATTTGGAAGGCATTATTTGCGGCAAGCATTGCCGAGTAACTGATATGAATAAACTCACAGTCTGGATTCTTACCAAAACACCAAGCCATGAAATTAATTACAGCAATTTCAGTTTTAGAATATCGTGGTGGAACGTTAATAATTAACCGCTTTATCTCTCCGCGATAAACTTTCATTAAAGCTTCGCAGATTTCTAAGTGGTGCCAATTTTGCATCCATTTATAACCACGGCGCTCCTTAAACATGTACCTTGTGAAGAAATATAAATCTTCTTGCGCCTCGATCCGGATGGCTTTATCCCGAGCCGCATCAGTACTCATCTAAGACTTCCCTCCGCGCTTTTAAGTAATCTTCCATTGGAACAGGCACATCCGAATTAACCGTTTGTAATGGTCCGCCGTCTTTGCCTGTAATTTCTTGGCGATTAGTAAATTGTCCACCAATATCTTTTGCAGCTTGTTCTAGAATTTTTAGCGCTGTTTTAACGTTTCTAGTTCTATCAAGCTGTCTTTGGTATTGCTTCAGACGGTAGTACTTATTAGCAATAGGAATATCAATTAAGCCTTCATCAAATTTCTCTCTGGTTGATTCAAAAAGCTCAACAAATTTCTTGCTTAAGTTTCTGCCCGAATATTTTGTTGGATCATAGCATTCACATTGGCTACGACTAATATCAACTCCAAACTCTTGCTTGACCTGTTCAACCACTTCTTGAGGGGTATCACGGCATGCAAGAGCTTGAACAATAAATATTTTCACAGGCTCTTTTAGTGCTGCCATAAATTCCCCTTCGTACAGCTACGTACAGCAAACAGGACAAAAAAAAGAGCCAAAAGGCTCAATTGATTACACAATTTCCGCAGCATCTTGAAATATCAAGATTCGAAACAAACGGCGGATTTTTTGCGACTTCAATAAGTCGCTTAACATTTTTGCTTGGTCCATAACGTTTAACTACGCCAATAAACTCTTCAACGTCATGACCTGCAAGATAGTGCTTAGGAAGACCAGAACTATCGCTATAAACAATTTCTCCGTCCTCGTCTCTCATCACTCCAATGTGGTAAAGCTCATGTTCAAGTAAGTAACAGAACTCTGTATCGTTTGCACGCTCACAGAAAGAAGCGTCGACAGTTATTAAATAAGTAGGTACAAAACCAAACCAATCACGCATCTGTTGCTCTTGTCGAGCTTTACGCCAGCCACCAACATTGAACATGACTTTTTCGCACTGGCCCAACACCATAGCTTGCTTGCTTTTATATGCAGAAGAGGCCCACGCGAATGCTAAAAACTCGTCATTATCATGAAGCAGCTCAGCAATATGATCATGATCTGGATTATAAATAGGACCCCCAATAGTTAAGTAATTAGCCACAACCCATTTTTTTAGATCTGGTGCTGGTGTTAGTCTAATTGCTTCTTCTTCATCTGCTTGATCAATAAAATCAGTCGGTGGAAATGGTCTGATCTGCTCCATTAAAAATCTGCCTCTTTAAGTTTTTAAGCCACTGACTAGCGAAATGAGCTTGGATCTGCAATGGACCAGATTCATTAATCTTAAATCTTGGTGCTGCCTCTAACCGAACAACGGTATATCCCATTTCTTCAGCAACATCGTAACGGTCCATACTCCACGCTTTTGTAGCCAGCTTGCCCTTTCGGCCACCTGACCAAGGTCCACCAGCAATTTCAACTAAAATACGATATTCAATTAAATGAAAATCAAAACGCCAATGCTTAGTAGACTTAAACTGGAGTTTCTTTTCGTACTTAATTTCCAGATTATCCAAAGCTTGAGTAAATTCTTCTTCAGCCTCTAAGTACTTTTGAGTAGCTTTAGGTAGTGGTCTAGATTTGGACTTAGTTTTAGGTTCTTTTTTTCGTGTAAGCCAAAAGTATTCTGTAGAATCCATTATTCTCACCCATAAAAAAAACCGCCCTTAGGCGGTGGCTAAACTCACAGGCAATATAGTATTACTTCTTAAAAGTTGCCTTATAAAGCTTTGAATTAAAGTAATCCGTAATTTCTTTACCTTCGTTTTGAATTTTTTCCTCATTTAAGGGTAAAAAATCTAATTCAAATTTCAAGCTCATATACTCTGGAATAAACTTCTTTATAGGCGGAGGTGGTTTAGGTCCACCTTCTGTAATTTTTTCGATTAATCCAGCTAACCATAAAATATACTCACCTTCTGAATTATGAGGAGGAATCAAACTCACATCTATTTTTACTTTACATTCATCTAATGGTCTACTAAACAATTCAACAAAATCAATAAAATTATATTTTAATTTAAATTCTGTTCCCTCAATTTCTCTGCGTATACATGTCATAAGTAAGTTCATATTTTCAATACAGTCATGTGAAAACAATTCCTCATCTTTAATTTTGTTATAAATATTTTCCGCAAACATGAGATACTGTGGCATTTCAGCAGCTCCTCATTTTTATAAAGTATTTTTCTTAAGGTAGTCCTATTATAACAATGTTGCAACAAGAAATTTTCCATTTTTAGTTTAAGAAAATTTTAAAAATTATAAAAACGATTATATTCAATAAATTAGTACGAATAAAAGCTATGGAAGTTTGATCTTTCTATTGAGCTTTAAAATGGATTATTGTGTTTAAATCATCAATTTAAAAAGCTTGCCTAGTAGGCAAGCTCCCCCTTTTTTTGATATTTGCGCTGATCAATAAGGTTTAGTGTTACTTAAAGCAACACACTGATAATACTGAAATATTTAAAAATAAAAAAGCCCACTTCCTATTTTTATTCAGAAATGGGCTTAGCGAAAAAAAACGCTTAGACCTGAAATAGGAAATATCTATTCGGAAATATCTCCAACTTCATATTGGCATAATATTTAAGCACTAGCAATAGGGATTGAATTAAAAATATCAAATATTCATATTTAAATAGATAAAGATTTCTTTTTAAATAGTTTTATTTTTAGCCTACATAATTTTTTTACTTATTAAGAGTTATAAAGAATATGTGCCCATCAATAGGTAATACTTAATAAGGTCTTATGTGTAGTAACCATTAGGCTCTAGAGAGTAAGAACTCAAACTGACTAAAAATAAAAAATAATTAATTTTCAATATTAATGATCATATACTGCAAAGTTATGTATATTCCAACTTCTCCATTGTTGAGTGCCTCATATAAGTCTTCATCAACGAAATCTCCAGATTCATCATATAGCCATTTATGAATTTGAATAATTTGTATATTCCCTTTTTTGTCTTTTCTTGCTATTGGGTCTATTACGGACCGAACTATCACCTTCTTCTTCGTCTTAACATCGAGCAATGTGATAATTGTCATTTTAAAATCCTTATAAATATCCTGTATAACAACTACTCTCAATCAATAAAGATTTTTATATTTAAATTACTTAAATAGCAATCTTTTCAATCTAAAAAATAAATAAAAAACACTTTAATAGTGTGTGCCTATTAGAAAAGATACCTTAAATATTCTACTAGCAATAAAAAACCGCTTTAAGGGCTGTTCATCTAAAATTCACAGGTACTTAATGAAGTTTTTTTTCTGTCTTTGCATCTTTCTGGGCTCACAAATTTTTCCAATAAAGTTAGTTAACCACAAAATACTTTCTTCACGATCTTCAAAATGAGGTATAAGGCTTAAATCTACTTTTATTTTGCGATCAGCTAAAGGCAAACTTAAACAATATTCAAAGTCTATTGAGCTGTACTTCAATTTGAGTCTTTTTTCTGCAGCTTGATTCTTTATCTCAGCCATAATGCGATTTAGATTAACAATCAAATTATTTGAAATTTTATTATTTTCATATACCCGTTCGTAAACTGTCTCAGCTACATCAATGTAATTTATTAGCTCTACATTCTTATTCATGACATTTGTACTCCGTTTTTTATAATTATCCGTCTAAAATAATGTTTATTTGAGTTACTAAATTCATCACGTACGTAAATATTGTTAAAGTTTTATCACTTATTTTTAATTTAAATATTTGAATTTATTTAATAATTTTATAATTTACTAATATTTATATACATCTTTGTTCTTAACACCCCTTTTTTCTATCACTTGCCCATTGAGTTCACCACCCACACAGATATTCATTATAAGTACCAGTTTTTAATCAGACTGGACTATAGCACGAAAGACAACCGCCCGAAAAAGGAAGAAAATTTCTTAAACTATTTAGATAGCATATATGTCTGATTTTACTTGATCCCATAAATCAAGTATTTCATCTCTCATTTCGATTGGTTGTTTTCCAGAAATTATATAAAACGTTTTCACTTCTCCTTGGAAGCTTACTTGGGTTCTAAAGTATGACTCTGTTGGCCTTTGCATACCTGTTCTTGGTCCATACTGCTTTGGAATACTTTCTAACTTCAAATCTGACTCGTCTTTCGACAAGAATTGTCCATGATGGCGACCACCAATAAATAAAGTCATACTTTCACCTAAAAATAATTAATATTTACCAACATACTAAACATAAAACAAAAAATAAAATTATTTTTATTTTTCAAATACTTAGTTCTCAATAGTAAATTATTTACTACCGAGAACTAAATCATCAAATTAATTAAAGAAAAAACCCCGCCAATAACTAGTATGTAGCGGGGCCATTTGCGCCGTAATACGTCCGGCAAGTAAACTCGCAAAGCGTCCTAAGCGAGTGGGGTTTTAAAATCAAAAAACCCGCTTCTAAAAAAGAAACGGGTCATAAAAACAAAAACTTTCAGCGCAGTATTTGTGACATATCATACAAATTAGAAGATGTATTTACAACATACTTTAAACTTAATTTTTTGATGCTCTCAAAATATCCAAAACTCGCTCAGACATTTCGTGCAAGTTGGATCCTATTGGAAGCCAAAAATGATAATTGATGTTGTCGCGGTTAAAAACTTGCTTGTAGTACTCAGAGCTAAATGAAGGATCTATATCAGAAGCTTTAAGTAATCTACCCTCTTTTTCTATCTTTTGCCCGTCAAGCTCACCACCAACACAGATATTCATTTTATTTACCAGTTTTTAATCAGACTGGACTATAGCACAAAAGAGAACCGGTCGAAGGAGGTTAAAAAATTACTCTTCAAGCCAATTACGAGCTTTTAATAAGTTCTCATAAATTTCAATTCTCATTAAAATTGTATTTTTAGCAGTTGTTTCATCTCTATACAAATCATTGTCTTTTATATTTTTTCTTATAATTTCTTCTGAGATTAACCCTCTAATTTCTAAAGGATCAACTTTGCCATTTAAAGGATTTTCATTAAGCACATTTCCTATTAAGTGAACATTCTCAAGTTGTTGTTGAAGGGATTTTCTAAGTTGTATTTCAATCTTTTGTCTTAAGGTAGGGTTTTTCAACAGCCCCACATCTTTAATTTCTCTAATAACATTGTAGAATTCAATTTTACTTTGAAAAATTGAATTTCCAACTCCACCGAAAAATCCAGTAGGTGTAAAAGCCATATCGATACGCATTTTATAATATTCAATTTGCATATCATGAAGTAACTTTTCTGACTTGTTCCCGATATCTCTTAATTTAAAAAGATTGCCTCCAATAGAGAATTCCTGAATTTCTTTTAAAAAATAACCTGTCAAACAAATGAACATAGAGGCGATAACTAATACAACGAATTCTGATCCCTGTATTTGTCCTAAATAAAGAATTCTGTAAGCTACCCCCGTTAATACAATGAAACAAGATATTATAAAAATAAGCTTTGTTTTCTCACTTTTAGAAGGATTGGTTTCTGACATTTTATTTAAATCGGATTTATAAAAAACTTATTATATTAAAATTCATGGAACAAAAAAGCTCACCATTAGGCGAGCTTTTAAAAAAATTTGGTGCAACGCTTATAACTTCGTCCCACCATATCACAAATCTAAACCAAGTGTGCTGCACTGTCAAGATTGCATTACCTCTATTTTACCATCCAAATAAGCCAAACCTTTATCAATCTCAGCACGTACTTTTGCTTTACTACATCTATGTACATTGGCAATTGTTAAATACGACCAATTATTTTCATAATAAAGTATTAAAAACCAAGCTCTTTCTTGTAGAAATTCTCTATTATCGTTATGCATTTTAGCCAAGAGCTTACTTACTTCAACTGCCTCATAATCTTCAATTTCGCATGGCATAGAGACCTTACTTGATCTAATTCTAGTTGTGTCATTTTGGTCAATTAAACATGCTAAAGGATTAGCAGAAACTTTAGATTTTGTTGATCTTACCCATAGACCATATTGTTCCAACCATTGATGAGCAGAACGTTTAGACCAGTCCATTGTCTTGTTATTAACTTTTGCATTCATGTTTAAACTTCCCTCACATCAATATTGTGAACTGTTTTCATCAGGTGTTTTTTATTTCGGTAACTCGGTAGCTTGCGTGTAGCTATAGACTTCACATCTTCAACAACGTATTCACCTGCTGTCGTGAAATAAGTGAAATCGGCAAAATATCTAAGTGCTGGTTTAGCTCGTTTCTCCCCTTCTAATTTTGTCTTCGGTGCCAATTCAAATTTTGTGTGATGCTGCAATTCTTTAATTTCACCTCGTTGTTGTAGAGCCTTTAGCTCGATATACCGTTTGTATTCTTTAGTACTGTCAAAAGTCATTCCATCCAATTTAATTTTCGAAGCATTAAACTTGTTTCGACCCTTTTTCTTTTGAACTTTCGGGCATGTAAGGCGGTAATCAGCAAGGCTCATTGATGTCATTTAGGCTCACCACCATTGAGCACTTGCTCTAAAGCTTTAAAGGTTCGAATCATTGCCATTTGTAGAAATTCATGATTGCCGCGCATGTCCCCTTCAACATACTGCAAAGCATATTGAGTCTCCTTTAATGCCCCATCTAAACGCTTTTGCAATTCCACTACTTTCGCTTGCAGGTGCTGCCATACAAGGTTGTGTTGATAAACATTTTCTCTAATGTACGTATCTTCATAGCGTTCAAATAGATTAGCGGGCGGAACAAAACCATAAGGCTTGTAATATGTATCTAAGTACCACTGCTCAAACTCTTCCATCACACATCCTCCACTTTGCAATTAGCGTAGGTCTCAAAGAAGAACTTTACAGGCTCGGATTTAATTTCAATCAGTCCAAATCGAAGTAAATGACGAGCATGTGTGCTATCGCGTAGTAACTGCACATCACGGTAATGTGTAAGCATTTTTCGCCACCCTTCCAGCGGCATAGACGATTTGTTTGTATTGCAAGGAACACATGCAGGGTTCATGTTTTCTAAAGTGTCGTTTTGCGGTCTAGTCATTTCACCCGTAATTAACTTACCGCCACCAACATGAATTAAATCTCGCTTCACTGCTTCGATATGGTCTGCATGCCACTTATCGCCAAGCAACTCACCACAGTAAGCGCAATGTCCACCAAACTTTTGTTTTAGCTCAGCACGCTGACGTTTAGTTAGTTTCATTCCCCGCCTCCGTATATTGATTCGTGGTCTTTCAAACGCTTTTCTAAACTTGAGAATGTGACCATGTCACCAGAAGCTCGATAGTTAGAAATGGCAGTTTTTACAACCTCATAACCACCAGCCTGATTAATAATTTCAACTGACTTCACCAGATGCTTGAGTTCAGAAAGGTCTACAAAATATTTTTCTCGGTCAGCCTTGCTAATCTCTACACTTTGACCACATTGGAACTCGAAACCTTCATTCCACTCAGTTGCATTAGAAGGGGCTGAATCAACGATTTCTTTCGCATATTGCAGCCCTTTATCTCTAATTAATTTAGTTGCTTTCATATCTGGCTCCTTTTTCATCTAGCTCTTTACGCGCCAACCACCACAAAACCACCGCCCCACAAATAGCGGCTGTATAAAATGAAATGAGCATTGCCCACGCTAAAATCTCGAATTTATTCATGCTGCTGCTCCCTTGCCTTGTTGAAATCCAACTTGAATGAGGTAAGGCATCCATTTTTGTTGTTGCGCAGGATCTGCGAGTTTTACTGCGATACGTGCTGCAAGTTGTTCATAGCTCTCATTGCCTTCGGCGTATTTGCTTGCAAACTCTGGATGAACAGAAAGTTTTTGAGCAAATGAGTAAATCTGTTTTGAACTAAGAATGTTTGATTCTCCCTGCGCGACTCGAACCTGTGTTCCAGAATTTGGTTTTTTAGATTGTTCACGTGCTTGGTATTTGCCACATGCGTTGATTAACCAATCTGCAAAGTGGTAATTCATGAGTTCATCACAAAGATTCTTCTCAGCGTTGTAGAGTTCAAATGCTCTTAACTCTCGATCGAACCAAGTCGCGTTTTTGATCTGCTCGTAAGTTTCCTGATCAGTTGCCAAAAGAATTTCTTCACGAAGTTTTTTCAAACTCAACCATGTTTTTTTATTTTTAGATTCTTCTGATAGATTCTTTGGTAGATTCCGTGTCCCAACGTTGGTACTGTTTAATGGGATTGTTGGTACTCTTTCCTCGGAACAATGGTACTGTTCCGTTGTTGGTACTGTTCCAACATTGGTACCCTTTAAATCGGTACTTTCCTGCGGTAAGTATCCCGTTGTTGGGACCCTTTTATTTTCACGTCCCAACACACCAATTAATTTATAGATTTTTACTTGTTTGGTTTTACCCGTGCGTTCACCCGTATCGGCGATAAGACCATCTTCAATTAGTTCAGCAATAATCTTCATTACCGTTTTTCGGTCAAGATTGGTGTCATCTTCTAAGCGTTTAACACTCGGATAGCATGTATGTTCTTCACCAGCACGATCGGCTAATGACAATAAGACGAGTCGTTTAAGCGGCTTTAGACTGCCGCCCTTACGATCACTGAACTGGACTTCCCAAGCCCATTTGGTGGCATCTAGACTCATTACTCACCAGCCTTGGGCTTTACATATCCACCCATGTATTCAATCTTTTGAGCCTTATATAAACTCGTTTCAATTTCTCCAGCCAAATACAAAGTAATGCGGACATGTCGAGCAAGTTCTTGTCTAAACTCTTCACGTGTAATTGCTGCATTGTTTTCGTTGTATCCACGCTTACGGAGATTTGCTTTGTTTCGTTCAAGCATTTTGTTTAGGAGAGTAAGTGCCGGCTCATACCATGACTGGATACCTTCTCTCTGCTTATGTTCAGGAAGGTGTATTAATTGTTGATTCATGACACCTCCGCCCGTGCTAATTCTTCTGGGGTTAATCGGCGTTTAGCTTCCAACTCAGCAATTGATGCAGACCTAAACAATTGAATAGGTAGAGCTAACTGCTTCCCGCATGCTGACTTAACAAAAAGTCGTTTAGGTGTGCTGTAATAAAAGCCAAATACTTCAAAAATTTCTTGATGCTCCAGTTCATTAACAACCACCATGTCACCAACTACAAATTCTTCTGAGTTGAGTTCGCTTGGTTGTTCTGATAAATTGTTTGTGTTCATTTGATTCACCTCAATTGAATGCCTAACCACTCCTGTTACAGCAGGTAGTGGTTTTTTATTTGAATAAAATCCGCATGTATTCAGGGGAAGTGAATGCATGTGCTAAATAAACTCGCGTTGCTTCTGCAATTTCAGGTGAGCAATACACATCACTTTCTGGCACCACCTTCAATCCAATGGCTGTCAACAAAGAGCTAATAAATTCAATCTCTGTCAATCCATTGTTTTTCTTGTCATTTTTCATTCTCGACAAGGTGCTTGCATCTATTCCCACCTTCTCGGCTACTTGTCTTTGGTTGCTAGTATTTAGTGCTTGCAATATGAGCGATTCGTTATTGCTAGCGCTTGCAGGCAATTCATTTGATACTTTGCTCATGGTTAAGGTCCTAAGCGGTTAATGATCCAAGGTTTCTACTTTTTGTCGTCTGGGGACGTAGTTCAATCCAAATATCTTGATAGTTATCAGGGAAAAGTTCTTTTCGTGTTGTTAAACCAAGATCTTCAGCAATAACTGCTAACCTGATTTTTTTATCAAGGGGAATAGCTTTCCATCCACTAACTGATGGCGGAGTAATCCCTAGAAGTCTTGCTACCGCTGTGACACCACCTAGCTTGTCTATAAGTTGTGCGTCATTCATAACGTGCTCCTAATTTTTCTTTAATTATTAGGTATTCCTTATGATAAATCAATAGGAATACCTAATTTTATTTATGTTAGGATTTCCTAACATTGTGAGGATAGTTGTATGAATACTCTTGCTGAACGACTTAGGTATGCTATGGAAGTTTTGCCACCTAAAAAGATTAAAGGTGTTGAGCTTGCTCGTGCAGTAGGAGTCAAACCTCCTTCTGTGAGTGATTGGCTGTCTGGAAAATCCAAAACAATGGAAGGTGAAAATTTATTACGTGCTTCAAAATTTTTGAATGTTAATCCTTCTTGGCTTGCATCTGGCACAGGAGAGATTCAATCAAGCACGAGAGATAAATTTAAACAACTGGATATCGAAGCCTTCAAAAAGAAATACAACATTAGTGATAGTGATGAAGCTCTTTTATTTTCAACAATTATCGAAAAACCTTTTACCCCATCATCTAAACGTTGGGTTCCTGTAAAGGCGTACTCCAAGATGGGAATGGATGGTTATTTTACTGACATGGGTTATGAAGGAAACGCTGGTGATGGATATGTTCCAACCCACACTGCAGGATCAAGAGCATATGCGGTTAAAGGTACGGGCGACTCTATGTTTCCAGCTATCCGTAATGGTTGGTATGTAGTGTGTGATCCAGATGCAGAACTTGTGCCAACAGAATTTGTTCAGGTGTGTTTGAAGGACGGAAGGTGCACAATTAAGGAATTTGTAGGAATAAATGGTGGTGTTTTGAGTTTATTGGCCGTTAACGGTAGCGAACGACTAACTTTTGACATGGATGAGGTCGAAAGTATTACGGCTATAACTGATATTGTTCCACCAAGTCAGCATAGACAGGAACATCCTAAAGCAAATTAAGAATAATTTTCGGTAAAATATTGGAATAATAAATGACATCACAACAACTTATTCAGTACCTTCCCTCTTCAAATTATATTGAATTCTTGCGTGGTGCCAGCGATGGTGTTTCTGGATCAACCCATATGGCCACAATAAGGTGGGAGGATGACATCGAGCGAGATTCTTGGGTAAAAATTTATGCTGGGGATAAACCTAGAAGCCTAATCAATGAAATGATTGGATATATCCTAGGAAAAGCACTTAATTTGCCGATGCCTCCTAAAGCTGGATTTCTTTTAGTGGAAAATAAAATTCTTAACCCACTATTAGTAAGTAAGCTCAGCGAGGTTGATCGATATAGAGGTTTTACTTTTGCATGGGTTACAGAAGATGTCAAAGGAAAAAATCTTAGAATAGAAATAGAAAATAACCCAGCCATTATGAATGTAATGGTTGAGTATTTTAGTTCATGCATGAAAGAGTGGGATCAACTATCAAAATTGATCGCCTTTGATGACTGGATATTAAATACAGATAGAAATATGGGGAACTCAATTCACTTACCAGATAAAACCTTTAGCCTAATTGACCATGGGGAATGTTTACATGGAGGAAATTGGAAAGAAGCTCAGTTACTTGACTTTAATTGTCATCATATAGGTTTTGCAAACAATTTCCACTTAAAATTACTTCACGAAAAACATGCTCCTGCTGGGCTGTTTCAATATGAAAATACTATGCATGAGCTTGAGTTGGCAAAGTTAGAACATAAAAAAGCTTTTTTAAATGCTGAGTCAGAAATCAGACTTCATTTACACGATCTTATTGGTGATGAAGTTATTGAAACAGGTATTGAAGAAATACCCTCTTATTTGGCTTTGGAAACTGTTCTGAGTTTTCTCAAGAAACGTGCAGAAGGTCTAAAGAAATTTAATGAAAGATGTGATACATTCTTTTCATCACACTCTATTGTTCGTCCACTGAGTTAAAATTATGAATAACTTCAAAGGGCTAGAAGAAAAATTTAAAAAAAAATCTCCTCAAGTATCTACCATTGAGGGTCATTGGACACAAATTCGTTGGACACCTGACTTAGTAAGTGGTGAACAAATATCAATAGGTGTTTTTCTTGAAGAAAACGGATTTATTCACACTAAATTTATTGAAGATTATGGCCGCCTAGAGTGTGTATATGGAAGAGATATATCTAATAACTTAGAATTAGCAATTGATTTAATAGAATATCTACTTAAACGAGATTGGAAAAAATCTGTCTCTCCTCAATTAATATTTGATCAAAGAGGATTTGCACGTGGTGAATCAATACAATCTATTTTAGACAAACTATTCAACCGTGCAGTACCTTTTGGTAAACCTCATGACATACCACATGAGCCGATAGATCGCTTCCCAACCTATAGGACATCAAACCTAATAACCAATATTAAGTCACGTATATTCAATCAAATCGGTGAAACTGTTTATGATATTTTCCCAGAGAAATCTTGGTTAGATATCTCAATTGGGCAAAAGGTTCATCAAATTGATGTTCCAATTCGCCCGAAAGGAACAAAACAGGTTGGTAGTATTAACTCTACAATTTATAAAACATACGATAAATTTGAAGTGAGTTGTCTCGCAGCACTAACTGACCTGCAATTGGCAAAGAAAAGTGGTCTAGGCGATGATGCTGTTTTATTCACTTTATTGCCTAATGATTATTCTTTAAGTTTACTTCCTGAAGCTGAACAAGAAAAAAGATTTAATTTCTTAAAAGAATTTGAATGGAAACTGGAAATGAATGAGATAACACATAAAAAATATTTCGAAGAAATTGATATCTCGGACAATATTCTAAATTGGGCGAAAAAAACTATTCCCCACTCAGATCTCTTTAATTAATTATCAATAAAATTTATAAAACCCACCATTGTTGTGGGTTTTATTTTGTTTAACAAAATAAAAAATTAGGTATCTCTAATTTTATTAGGAATACCTATTGACTTAATAATTAGGTTTACCTAATATTTATCTCGTAGACAACAAAAAAGCACACCGACTCTCTGACCTTTCGATGTGCTTTGCTATATGCGAGATCAATTATGAACGTAAAAGCTACCCCTTTCAACTCATTTGCATTTGTCAGCATGGCTGCTCTTGCAATCTCTGGTGGTTCTTTAGTTGCTTGCCAATTGCAGCCAGCTTTCCAAACAAAAGAAGCACCTACTCTTTTTACACCTAAAACTCAACCAAGTACTTACGGTGTGTTAACCGCGAAAATCACAGGTAAACATTCTGGCGTTGCCGTAATCAAATTAGATAGTTTCCGTTTAAACGTTAGCTTTGATTTTGAAGCTCATCCAGACAGTTACGGCGTTCCGGGTTCTGAATTTACCGCTGTTGAAATTACTCAACTCACAGTAAATGAAATTACTGATGTTAATGGTAAGTCATATAACGATTTCACCGAATTTGAAGACATCCGAAACATCAATGGCCTTCTAAAAGGCTTCATCGAACGTAACAAGTTGTTGGAGGCTTAAAGATGACTAATTTCAAAAAACACCCTGACGGCTACAAGTCATTTTTAGGCCGTGATGATAAGGGCCTCTACTGTGTTCGCATTGGCTGGCAAGTGTACGCATCTAATGCTAATGGCTCAGTTCTTTACAAAGTTAAAGACGGAGTTAAGACGCCTTTAAATGTGGCCAAGTTCCAAGCTGACTATCCAAAAGCTTGGAATGAACTTACTCAAGAAATTGATTTTCAACGCAGAAAGCAGCTCGCGATAAAGCTACTTGAAACAAATATCCCTTTCCGTGACCGCAAGACATATAAGCAGAAGCGTGGCTTCACCGGCTCAAGATGAGGATAAGAAAATGAATGTATTTTTCCAAAAAGCTGAACGCAAGCAAGCTAAGTTAAGACTTGCTTTATCTGGCCCTACTGGTTCAGGAAAAACAGAAAGCGCACTTAAACTTGCTACCGGTATTGGTGGTCGAATTGCTGTTGTTGATACAGAAGACAGCAGTGCTTCGCTATATGCAGACCGTTATGATTTTTATGCTGCGAACCTAACACCTCCATATACACCAGAAAAATTTACGGCCGCAATTAAAGCAGCTGAGCAGGCTGGCTTTGATATTTTAATTTTGGACAGTATTACTCATGAATGGTCTGGTACTGGCGGGTGTTTAGAAATTGTAGATACCCTAACCAAAGGTAAATTTAAAGGTAATAGCTGGGCTGCATGGAGTGAAGTAACCCCACGTCATCGTAAATTTATAGATGCCATTCTCCATTCAAGTATTCACATCATCGTAACTCTACGCAGCAAAATGGATACGATCCAAACCGAAACTAATGGCAAGAAGAAAGTTGAAAAGGTTGGGATGAAATCTGAGCAGCGTGATGGTATCGAATATGAATTCACTACTGTTCTTGACTTAAATGCGGATCATTTTGCAAACGCAACTAAAGACCGAACTCATATTTTCACTGAACCAATGATGATCAATGAAGGAACTGGCGTTTGTTTACGTGAATGGCTTATTTCTGGTTCTGCTGATGCAACTATCGATGGTAATCAGTTCCTAGAAATTGAAGATCTTATGCATCGTGCTGGGATCAACATCGAAAATTATTGCTTAAAACGCAAATTAAATAGCTTGATGGATCTTCAACAACAAAAGTTTGAAGAAACAAAAAATCAGCTTTTAAACATAATTCGCAAAAACGAACAAACTGCTCGTGAACACGAAAATCAATTGAGCCAAAGCCAAACGCATGCGGCAAATAATTTTGTAGAGATTTCAGCTGAACAACGTGATGAGCTACAAAACTTCATAGCTGAACGTGGCCTCGATGTAAAAACAGTCTGTGAGCACTTAGGTATCGATGCCCTCATTCAAATAGAAGCGGCAAAACTAATTGCAGTTAAACAAGAAATTGAAACCTTAGCGAAAACGGGGATGACAGCATGAAAATACTTAATAAAGTTGAGGCCAAACTTGCTTGGGCTAACGGTGAATTACTTTTAGTAAATAATACTGAGCGTAATGGTTGGGAACCATTTAACCCTTATGACTTTGGCTTTGATGTTTTTGATAAATTCGAATTTCAATTAAAGCCTAGAACTATTTTTATTGGTGAATTTGAGGTACCAGAACCATTAAGAGAAGCGCCAGAAAAAGGTACTACTTGCTCTTACCCTAGCCCAACTGTTGAATTAGGTGTGCAGCAGTTTAAGTGGAATGGTTCAAAGGGACAATTACGCATGCTTCAGCATGGTCAAGTCCACTCAAGTTTTGATAATGCTTTTGCTCATTGCTGCGCGATTATTAAAATTAGCGGTGGTGAGTTTGCTGGAGACATTCTAAAACTTATAAATAAGCCTACTGAAGAAGCCGAAGAAGAAAAGCCTTCAGAAAATAATGTTGAAAAAGCACAAACAACTGAGCCGACTATTGAATCAGAAACCGCTGATTCAGAATATAAAAAGAAACTTGACACCCTGCTGCTACGAGTTAAGGAATCAAAAACACCAGACGAAGTAAATGCAGTTTATCGATACACACGTACTTGGTCAGATAAACAAATGGAACCTTTGCTTCTTGCAACTCACAAGCGACTTGAAGAGCTCGAAAAATCTAAGGTATCTGCAACTGAACCGCCTTCACTAATGGTCCAGATCCAAAACGCGCCCGACCTCACAACATTAGATGCTTTGGAAATAGATGTGGCCGCACGAGATCCACAGATTCAATCACGACTCATGGATTTTGTTAAGAAACGCCGCTTTGAATTAGAGAACCATACATCTACGCCACTTCAAGAGGCTGAGCCTGATTATTTATTAGGAGACGGTTTCTAATATGAAGGATCAGTACAAGAAAGTGAGCCAAAAACACATGCTTGGTTTTATGTACTACTTGCAATTGCTGGGCTACGTAATAGTCCGGCAAGGCATGGATCAAGCGATGTTTCTAACCAAGCATTATGCGGTACCAGTCGCTTGGCGCCGCATAACGATCGACTATCACAACCGGTTAAATAAACCAGCTCAACAACTTTATAAAGAGTTTGTTGAGTGGACTAAAGAAGAATATTTGAGGGCTTAGGTAATGATTGATTTAAAAACTAAACAAGCATTTTTGGCTGAGCAATTGCCTATTTTTAAAGAAAAATATTGGATTCCCGAACATTTAGATGTCCTCGAATTCGATATGAATGGCGGCTGTTTTGATATTGCTGAAGGTGTCAAAACTGATCTAAGTGAAGAAGACCTTTTTGATATTTACCATCGTGTAAATAGTGGTTGGGCAATGTGGAAAAAAGCCGTTAGTTTCATGCGCGAAAAAGCTCAGGAGGTGCCGACTTGGATTCCAACTTCCACTATGTTGCCAGATGAGGGCGAAGAGGTTTTATTCTTGGATTCTCATAACGTAATTCATGAAGGTTCTTTAAACACTGACTATGTGGATGGGCCTTATGGAGAAAATAATGAAGACAATGGTGATTATCAAACCCTATGGACATCAAACTCAAATGGTGAAGAGTTTTTACTAGAAGAAATTAAGTTTTGGATGGCTAGACCAAGTGACCCTATTACATGTGGAGCAGGAGCTGCTAATGAGTAAAGTAATTGGTGAAGTAAATTTGAATCCCAGCCGTATTGAAGGCACTCCGGATCAGGTAGCAGTTCATATTTTTAAAGAAGTTATTTGTCCAAGTACTGAGGAGCTTCTCAAAAATAATCCTGAGGCTGCAAAGGTTTTTGTATACCACATTTTTGGTTTAGCGCTTTCTCAGCTTGCCGAATTCCATTCAACTAAAAGTTTAGATAAAGCTGTAACCGTTACTCTTCACAACCTTTTGCGTCAATTGAAGAAAGAACGTAATGAGTTGAAGCATTAAGGAGATTTATATGTCACGTTTAACTAAATTAGATCGTATGACACATACAGAAAAAGAGGCTGCAAAAAAAGAATTTTGGGAAGCTGCTGATAATCAGACCTTCCCACCTGAAACGGTTGCAATCGTAATGCACGTATCTTTACCATGGTTGCAGAAGAAAAGATGTGAAGGCGGCGGTATTCCCTTTTCGAAACCGCACAAACGTCAGGTAAATTATGTGAAGGCTGATGTTTTGGCGTATATTGAACAAAACAAAATGGCACATACTGCATAAGCGGCTAAGTGCCGCTTTTTTAATCAATTAAAATAGACCTTTAATAGACTTAAACCTGAAAAATAGACCATATTTACCGAAATAGACCATTAATAGACTATTTTTGTATTGCTAAAGATTGTGTAATATTGCATTGTATTGTTTTAATCTAAATTACTAAAAATATTGATTTTTTAATATCGTGAGGTATTGCTTAATATTGCATTGTATTGTTAGAATCATTAAAATCCCGCTGAACTTTAGGGTTCAAGGGTAACGACATGCAGCGGCATCTTCGGAGCATTTATTTTTAAATAAATACCTATAAATTCGAATTTTATTTTCAAATTAAAATACCTAGACAGACCTGTCAGTCTATTTTTTTATTCTCTTAACTAATTAGTTGTTCTTAAAATTAAATACTCATTATTTTTTTAATTATTATTCATTTCTACGTAAACATTCCTCATACCATCCTGCCTGAAAATCTTCAATTGCTCGGCGTTTAAAGAAATTTGTCTTAAATACTTTGGCAGCATAAGCTGAGCTAATTAAGTCTTGATAAAGCTGCTTGGCTTCTTCATCTGCCAGCCCATCAGCAATTTGTTGTAAATCTTGTGCTGGTACTTTTTGCTGCCGTGCTTCCATCACGTTATAAGCGACCTTTTTTACGATATTACAAATATCTGGGTCAGCTGTACTTTCATTAGCATAGCAACCGTTGGCAATAAAACTTAATAATAATATTTTAAATTTCATATCCCTATCCTATTATTCATCTTCCGTTCTTAAAAAAGTAATAGATGAGAAGACCTATTCCTTTCAAAATGTTCATGCAGGATTAATTACATAAAAATAAATGATCATGACCACAAGCAAGATGGAAGCAAGTGTTAAATAGGTGCCGACTGTATTAAAACTCTGTAAAAATTTTAAGATCTGCATTTCAAATCCAGAGAAAAGTTGAAGTAATTAACAGAAGAAATTTAGCACAACTAAATAATGCCAATCAATTCACACTTTTAAATTTTTATCGTGATTTAATTCAAATATTATTCATTACATTTTATCCCCAAAGTCCCTTTATAGTAGTCAGTTGCACTTTTCAAATCTGACAATAATTTTTCTTCAGTGTACGGTTTTGGTGAAACTTCTATCAGTGCAGGCATGTATTGTTTTTTATACACCTCAGGATAGTCATAACATAAAATTTTAACTTTAACTTCTTGAGGGGTATTTGGATTATCTAACTGATCTAAAAATTCACCAATTTTTCGGTCCGACTCTTCAAATTGAGCTTTATAATCAATTTGAGGTGCCTCAGATTCTGCCTGTTTCGTACATGCACTGAGCAATGCCACACATAACATAATTGTTAAAAATTTTAACTTCATAGATTTCACATTTTCATATTCATCTTTAAATATACTTATCCTGATTAAATGTAAATAAATACTGTAAATACGTAAAAAAGAAAAAATTATATGTAGATAGCTTCTCCTCCCAACAAAACTATTTTTACCTGGTCTAATACATTAGAAGACTGCTTTTTAATAATTTTTAAATTTCGGTGAAACCATAGAAAAGTAGGTATAATTTTGCTCGACTGTCCGCAAATCTTTGTTAGATTTCTCCATGAATGAATTAAGTTTTATTAGAAAAAATTTAAGATCTAGAAGACGAGCTTTAACCCAATTTGAGCAAAAACAGGCTCAGCTTAATGTTTTACATTGCCTAAATCACCTTCCTATTTTTCATTCATCAAAAAAAATCGGTTTATATCTGCATGCTTTTGGTGAAATCCATACCGATCTTCTTATCAAATTATGTTTTAAAAAGAACAAACAAGTTTATTTACCCATGATTTGTTCGATGAACCAACGTTTAGTATGGGTAAAAATAAATAAAAACCAATATTTAAGTCGTCGTTTTTCTCATCACCCATTGGGAATGAAAGAACCTATGGCGACTCGCGGAAAACATGTATCACAGCTTGATTTGCTACTTATGCCACTTTTAGCTTGCGATCACTATGGGACACGTATTGGTATGGGTGGTGGTTATTATGATCGTACATTGGCAAGTGCTAAGCATAAACCTTACCGTTTAGGATTGGCACATCAATTTCAATTTATTGAACACACTTTAGAACGTCAAAGTTGGGATCAACCATTAGATGGTTTACTGACTCCACAGCACTTTTATTATTTTAAAAGATGATTTTTATATAAAATTTATAAAATCTCCAATATATCCTTTTACTTTTTTAGCTCCTTAAAAACGAAAAAGTAACCACCCTAAGGATGGTTACTTTGCCGTGACAGACCGTTTTACCAACTTATATTAACACGTCTATTTGGCGCTAAACATTGAATAAGTTGTGAACTATTGTTATCACTACACTGCTTGTATAAGTCGGTCTGGCTATTCGCCTGTATTTGTATACGGCTTGGTTCAACACCTTGTCGTACCAGTAACTTGGCAACCGTATTCGCTCGTTTAGATGATAACTCTTGGTTATAACTAAACTTACCCAATGGGTCTGTGAATCCAGAAACAATAATTGGGGTTGTTGTTGGACTTTTCTTAATTTGCTCAGCAATTTTCACAACGCTATTAGTACCTTCTTCAATCGCACTCGCATCAAATCGATCAAAAGCAAATAGAACACTCGCTGTACGATCTGCAATTACAGTGCTATATGCTGGTGCCTGATTATTTTCTCCCAAAACAACTAAACCTTCACACGCTTCACCCTTCCAAGATAAACGTTCTGCTAAATAGTGCTTATCAAAATCAATACGCAACTGGCAACGCTGGTACTGGTGTGTGTTGGGAACACGGATATCTAGCACATAGTTCCAAACTTTTACTGCAAAAAGCCCTTCACTAAATTGTGGATTGCCTAGTAAAGCTCGAATTTGATCTTTATTTAGTCCTGTATCTAAACGAGCAATATCTTGGTATTCATAACGTTTTACTTGTTTCAAATAACTCTTTTCAATCGCTGGAAAATGAATTTCCTGTTGCTGAGCCTGTTCATTTGCATAAGTTGTGACTGCGAAACCAGCAAAAGCTGCTAAGACTAAGCTTTGGATTGTTTTGTTCATCTCTATAATCTCTTTAATCTGTCGAGCAAGGAGAGCATTGCCCTCCCAACCAGTTTCTTAATTAATCACACCACTAATACCAACGCGGACGCTTGGCTCACCTTGAGAAGCAGCTGCCACACCACCTGTAATTGACCAACGGCCATTGTCAGAGGTTTTGCGTAAGGTCACACCGACTGCGTTCTCACCACCATGATATGCAGCACCAACAGCATAGGTATATTTACCTGCTACAAACGGCGCATTTTCTAAGGCCATGGCAGCGGCAATACCTGCATTAGCTTTTTTCTCAACGTCATCAATACGTTTATTGGTGTCATAGAACACTTGTTGTAACTGATCACCCAGATTGGTAATTTTGTTACCCAATTCTTGGTTCGACTGGTTTAAGGTCCCAATCGCATCATTAATATTGTTCTTACCTGTACCACCAATATTGTTGGTTGTAATTGAGCCATCTTTAGGATCAATCGTAGTATTTCCACCAATACTGTTTTTGATGCTTTCTGAAATTTTATGGATTTGACCACCATTTACAGCTTGGTTCGAACCAGCTTTAATCTCACCATCTTTAACACCTTGAACAACACGATCACCCTCTTTACCAGCCATATTAATGCTAGTACCGCCAGTATCTCTACCGACCGTGATTTCACCATTTGGTTTTTGCTGTTGAACTAACCCAGCTTTACCATTAGAAATGTTATCGATGTTATTCTGAATATTCTTAATATCATTCGAGTTCTTATCGACTTGATTTTGAACATTCCATAATTGACCACCATTCACGGCATCTTTAGAGCCTTCAGCAATTTTACCGTCAGCTACATTTTTCAGATTGGTACCTTTTTCTCCACCACCTAAAGTGACTGAGTTCTTGTCGACATTGCCATTTTTATCTTTGTCATACTGCACAGCATGATCAGAAAGCTTGCCAATATCTTTACCAATTTGATCTTTAACTTCGTTAATTTGCTTGTCTAATTGGCCTTTGTTCACCGCATCTTTTGCATTAATACCGTCTGCAACATTGGTAATTTGTTTACCACCTGCATTAATACCATTCACTGTGATGCTTGGCCCACCCTTAATGGTTAGACCTTGTTGATTTAAGACATGGCCCCCGACATTCACGCTATCGAACTTCACATCTTTTAACATCTCAATTTTGACACCATCTTCTGTGGTACGGGTAATGATGTTCTCGCCACTAGTTTTATCCTCAGCAGTTTTTTCGTCCGCACCACCTACAATATTGATAGTGTCACCAAGCTTACGGTGAACTGCTTTGCCTTGGGTTGCTTTCTGGTCATTCGCACCAAAATTCAGACCTTTTTGAGTCAAGTCATTTACACCATTGGTGACTTTTTCATCTACAGACTTAATTGCGTCATTGATGTTGTTTTTACCTGTTCCGCCAATGTTATTGGTCGTCAGGCTACCATCCGGGTTTACAACGGTATTTCCACCAATACTGGTTTTGATGCTATTAGAGATATGGTGAACCTGACCGCCATTTACAGCATCTTTAGAATTTTGTGCAATTACACCATTAGCCACATCAGTAATTTTCTTACTACCAGCATTAATGCCATCTTTAGTGATGCTTGGGCCATCTTTAATGGTTAAGCCATTATGATTAAGTACGGCATCACCTGTAGTTACACTATTTAAAGTTAGATCTTTTTTGGTCGCTACTTCATAGTTTGTACTACCATCTTTATTAACAGTTTCTTTTACAACAATGTTGTCACCTTCAGTTACAGTAGTCTTCGCTTTCGTAGCTGTATTTTTTACTTCACTAATCGCATCATTGATGTTGTTTTTGCCAGTACCACCAATATTGCTAGTAGTCAGACTACCATCCGGATTAACAACTGTATTTCCACCAATACTGTTTTTGATGCTGTTAGAAATATTGTGAATTTGGCTACCATTTACTGCTTCTTTTGAAGTCGATGAAATGTGGCCTGCTTTCACATTATCTAAAACCGTACCGTCTTTACCTTTTAAGGTAACTTTATCTTTGGTCTTGGCATCATCGTATTTTACCGCAGCATCATCGGTTGCATTTTGCTTGGCAGCAAGATTGTCCAACTGACTCTTATTCACTGCATCTTTGGCATTGATACCATCAGCTACATTGGTAATTTTCTTACCACCCGCATTGATGCCTTCTTTGGTAATGCTTGGGCCTTCTTTAATCGTCAAACCATTCGTATTTAATGTGGTGTTGCCAGTAATGACACTGTCAAACTTCGAGTCTTTTAATAGTTCAATCTGAATGCCATCTTTGGTAGTACGGGTAATAACATTTTCACCGCTGGTCTTAGCCACCGGAGTTGACGCAGCTGCACCACCTACAATATTAAGCTTCTCACCAAGTTTACGATGGACATCA